TGAGGGGATGTGTGGGGGATTGGTGAGGGGATGTGTGGGATGTGGTGAGGGGAGTGGTGAGGGCTGTGTGGGGGAGTGGTGAGGGGCTGTGTGGGGGATTGGTGAGGGGATGTGGCGGTGGAGATGTGTGGGGGAGTGGCGGGGCGATCAGCTCACCGGATATTACCCGTCAGTGGTAAAGAACCGCAAAATGATTTCATTAAGTGTCATACACCCCCCCGCAAGAAGTGCGATAAACCCAGCAATATAAGGTCCATATTTTGACATCGCTTCGCTATACTGTCCCATCTCCGACGAACAAAGCATCTGTTGATTGATATACGCATACATGATACCCGCCTGTATCAGTAAAAGAATGTTTACTGCGATGTCGAATGTAACATACGTTTCGGCCACATGCCCAGAGTTGATTTTTTTATAATATACGGTGTTTTGGTAAATAATCCATCCAAGAAGGACCATGAATAATGTGATCGGAACTACATTAAGCAAACTCATACGCATGATACAGCCGGGTTTATCTGGATTGTATTTATTCAAAGTGATGCTTACGATCGTAATCATTAAGCAAACAGTCCAGAGTAGCGTCAAGTAGTAAAAAATATACGACTTAAAATAGACAGTCACCTCTTTTTTTAGATTGGACGAGTCCTTTTTCTTGATTTCATCTTTGATGAGGGAAACATCGGTTAAACTATTTACATCGCTAAATGAAGGAGCCGCATTTTCATTATAACTATACTGAAAAATCATTTTGACGACAATCGTGATGATGATTAACATCGAGAATATTTTGAATGACGGGACTAAGTCATTTGGTCCTGCTATGTTTTCCATTATTCTAGTGTATCGAATATATCGGTTATACACTATTTAGATAATAATTACATAGTGTATATTAGTAGCTAGCAAGTGACTTCCGACTGATAACAGCGACAATGAAAACAATAGTTGTAACCGGCGGTGCTGGATTTATTGGTTCCAATCTGTGTATCTATCTTCACGGCCAGAGCGAAGAAAATAATATTATTTGTGTCGATAATCTCATTACAGGGAATTTAGATAACCTTCTAGAGATTCTCTCGAGTCCGCGATTTCGATTTATCGATTATGATATCACGAAGCCGGTTTGTCCCGCATTATTTGGCGAACACGTCGATGAAATCTATCATCTTGCGTCGATTGCGTCGCCTGAAAAATACAAAAAATACCCGATGGAGACCTTGCTCACATCAATTAACGGGACTCAGCGTGTGCTTGATTATTGTGTTTTATATAACTGTAAAATGCTATTTACTTCTACGAGCGAGGTATATGGAGACCCTTTGGTCCACCCTCAACCTGAGACCTATTATGGTAATGTAAATACGGTGGGTGAGCGGTCATGTTATGACGAGGGGAAGCGCGTGGCGGAGACGCTGATCTATGAATATCAGAAACGATTCCCAGAGTTGGAGCTGAAGATCGCGCGGTTATTCAATACGTATGGGCCGCGGATGGATCTCGACGACGGGCGGGTCATCACCAATTTTATTCGGCAAATCAAGCGTGGTGAGCCGATCACGATTTACGGGGATGGGACGCAGACGCGGTCGTTTTGTTATGTTGATGATACGGTGCGTGGGTTGGTGGCGTTTATGGGCGCTGCGGAGACGAGTGTAGGCGATGTAGGGCCGGTGAATATCGGGAATCCGGCGTGCGAATTCACGATGAATGAACTCGTGGAGGTATTTAGGCGGGTGTTACAGATGTCGAGAGGTGATGACAACTGCGCATTTGCGGTGAAATACCTGCCGAGGACACAAGACGACCCGATGTGTCGTCGACCAGTCATCACGAAGGCGCATGAATTGTTTGGGTTTGAGTGTAAGGTTGGATTGGAGGAGGGGATATGCCGCGTTTGGGATTATTTTTTGTGAAAAATAATAGATGTATTATATATAAAAATTATTAATCGATATGGACGAGAACCGCGACCGGTGTATAGAATTGTTGTTTATAATTGTCAACGAGCAAATGCCCGTTGATTTGCGGCATATGATACAAGGACGACAAAACGCAAATAATATAATAAATGATGCTATTACCCAAAGAGTTCAAGGTAATCCAGATGATGTAGATGATATAAATCCTCGTCGACTTATGAGGAACATACAGGATCCAACTGAACTGGAACGGATTTATGATAATATCAGAACATCGTTAGGACAACCACAAGGACCACAAGAACCACCACAAGGACCACAAGAACCACCACAAGGACCACAAGAACCACCACGACAACTAAGGGAAGAAGGAGTATCAATAGAACCAGATCTTGGTACTAGTGGAGGTAAAGTCCGAAAAACTTCTAATAAAAAACGTCCCACCGCCCGTCGTCGTCGTTCATCCAAGGCTCGCAAGTCCCGCACCACCCGCCGTAAGTAATCACTTCTTCTTAAAATACCCGAACTTCGGTTTTGGTTTCGCCGGCGCAGCCGCATCAGCCGCGATCCATTCGTGTATCTTCGCCGCATCGCACGTATTATAATTTCCATGTTTTTCTGCGAACCCTTTTAGCGCAACAAACGCAGGTTTCGTCATTTTAGCCGTTTTATGAAAGATATACGGTCCATATCTTCCATATCTTATTGTTGTATTTTCGTCGATGGTGCGCATGATTTGCCCTTGGTAAGGCGCGGTCGTCGTGCCGGTGCCCTCTTCGCTGTCTCCAGCAGCGCTTCCAGAAGATTTTTCTATAAACGCAATCACGTCTTGTAACGAGAGGTCAAATTCTGTTTTTCCACCGCCACCTCGGCCACGACCATCGCCGCCTAATAAAGGCTTCAACGAGAGATTCATGCTTCCACACACAATATACGCTCCATATTTTCCATTCTTAATGATAACGTCTTGACCTTGATACTGGCCCATCATGCGTCCGCCTCCTGCGATCGAGACAGGGGTAGGAGCAGGTGCGGCCGCGGTGATTGCTCCGGTTTTGGTTCCGGCTCCGCCTTCGTTTACGTCAGCTTCGGCTTCGCCAAGCATATACGCGAGAGAATACTCCCCGCGCTGGATCTTCGCATACTCTAGGTTGGGACGCACACTTTTAAATATGAATTTCGGTTTCTTTTCTGCCGCTTTAGGGGCCTCGGCCTCGGCTTCTTTGTCGGTTTCGTCCGTGTCGTCGCTCTCGGCATCTGCGACGCGACACCTAATCACCGGCCCATTCTTCCCCATGATATACGAATGCCGGTCATCGATCTGGATTTCTTCTTTGATCACTCCGCGCTCTTTCAGTTCTTGTAATTGCGTCGTTACATCAAACCAGCATTTATAACAGAGTTCATGCCATACCATTCCGCCTGTTGCGATTTCATCCAGCTGATTTTCCATATTCTTTGTGAACTCGTAGTCGAAGAGGGGCGCGAAATGTGCGAGGAGGAATTCAATCACAATAATACCGAGAGGCTGGATGACGAGTTTTCGCGATTCTCCGCCAATCTCTCGAACTTCCGTTTTTGATTCTACTGAGGCGACAGCCGAATCAGTCTTCTTTGTTATTACAAACTCTTGACATTCGAGATATTTACCACGGACATCCTGGAGTTTCACATATCCGCGTTCTTGAATTTTATCCACGAGTGACGAGAATGTAGACGGGCGACCTATCCCCATTCTCTCGAGCATCTGGACGAGACCTGATTCAGTATAATGTGATTTCGAATTTCGGAGAGAACATTTGGTCATGATACGTTTGAAAGGCATTATGTGTGCGGTCGATGCGGCGGATGCGGCGGTGAGAGACGCAAAATAGGAGTATTCTCTCGCTTCTTTGTCATAGCCACCAGCTACAAGCTTCCAACCCGGCTTAATCACTTGTTCGGCGGTGTAACGGTATTCACATGACGACGGTGTCCCTGACACCGACACGACTGCGACAGGCGAAGTGATCGCCATCGTGATTGTTTGACATATTGCCGCCGCCATTAAACTCTCGAGTGTATTCCGATGAATCATAGAATAGAGGCGATGTTCTCTCGGATGACAAGATTGAGGAAGTAATGTTCGAGAGATATCGGTGGGTCGGATGGCTTCATGAGCGGCCGTGCCTTTCGTCGCCGAGAGATTTCCGAGAAGAAGATCATCTGTCAAATTGCCTTCCATCCCGAACCGTTTGAGAATATAATCGCGGGCATTCGCCACGAATTCCGCCGAATATACCTTACTATCAGTTCGCATATACGTGATATATCCTTGCTCATATAATTTCTGTGCCACGGACATGGTATCCTTCGGTGAGATATGAAGCTCGTTACTTGCCGCTTGCTGAAGCGTGCTTGTCGAATAAGGCGATGGTGGTGCCTTGGTTGCCTTCTTTGGTGCGCCCACGGTCGCTCGGAACCCCGCATCAGGTGCCGCGGCTGTTTCACGAATGAATGTTTCGAGAGATTCTTCACCGGATTCTATTTCTCTCGAGAGATGGAATGTAAGATTGAGTTTGGTGAAGATTCCAGAGACAGTATAAACCATGGTCGCCGTAGACGATTCGATCTCTTTGTAATTCTCGTAGATGAGACGCAACGCCGGAGTCTGACAACGACCTGCCGAGAGATTTGTATGTGCGACATACGTCCATAATACTGGAGATATTTTATACCCGACGATGAGGTCAAGCACTTGACGTGCCTGCTGGGCTAATACCAAGGACATATCAATCGTGCGGGGTGCGGCGACGGCGGCTTTGAGCGCGGGTTCTGTGATTTCATGGAAAACGATGCGTTTGGTGGTTTCTACCGAGAGATGGAAGACTTGACAGAGGTGCCATGCGATAGCCTCGCCTTCACGGTCATCGTCAGTGGCGAGGATCACCTCGGCGGCGTCTGCGATGGCGGTGCGGAGTTTCGCGACTTGGGCCTGCTTCGATGACATAATCGCGAATTTGATGGCGAAATCGTGATCAACGTCGATGGATTTAAGACCGTCGGCAATCTCTCGGATATGTCCGAAACTGGCAAGACACATGTATTTATCTTTGCCGAGGTAGGATTCTATTTTCTGACACTTGGCGGGGGATTCGACGATGACGAGAGAACGACCTTTGGACCGAGCCGAGGCGGCGGCAGTGGCAGGCGCGGGAGTCGCACGAGAAGTGGATTGCTTGATTTTAAACTTGGGAGGCATGTGTATGTTGTATAATCATATACAAAATACGCATTCAATTTTATACTTGTTTGTCTTGCCGTACGCACCCCCGCTTAAACACATCTCTCATATATTATCATCTAAAGATGTCCATTTCCGTATTTATTCGACTCGGTGTTAGTGCGGGTGTTACGTTGGAGTTCAATACAATCGACACAATCCAGAAATTATTCGAGAAACATAGTGTTTTTATCTATGGTATTCGCGACAAACCCGTCGATTATGACGAGCACGATGAATGCTTCGATAAAGGTATCCTAGATGTGCTTATGCGAATCAAGAGCGAAGATGAATTCAAGGCGAAACTTGCTACGATTGCTGAGTTGAGAAAGGACGAGAATATAACATGCCTGCGTAGAAAGAAAGAATATGTTGCGCATGACGAATACGCAGCATATAAAAACGGTTTTATTATGGACGATGACGACGACCCCGATGCCGCCGTGGAATACAAACCATTCGATCTTGGCGAACTATGGTTTGAATTCTTTGACCACTGTTCATCGTTGGATGCGGAATTTGATAGTGATACGAAATCAAGTTATAATACGGTAGGTAGCGCACATAATTTTATGGCGCGTATAAAGGAAAGCGTCGAATATTTCAAGGAACTCGGGATTTCAGAGGAGCATATCGATATTACACATTATAATGTATTGAGTATGTGAAATTTTGAATGCTAACTCTTAGAGGGGCGAGGGAAAACTCCAAAATGACGATTGAAAAATAAACTAAAAGGTTTTAATTCAAACGGTAAAGCACCACCCCACGGGGACATAGTTCCGTCGAAATCAGCAAATATTATATTTATCTCATCGCGATTAAGTCTACCGATTATAGTATCTAATATACTTGTGCCAACAAGATTTGTATGTAACATACCATACATTTTTTGTGTTAATCCTCTTCCTTCTGGTTTAGAAGCAAAAAAATATTTAAGTGTTGGATGTTTGTATAATCCTAATACATAATCCATAAAAATTGTTCCGTTGGAATCTTTACTTATCTTGTTACCAGTAGCATGTATAAATTCAACATTAATACATAATTCATGACCAATATTATTTGTTTTGTCATTATCAATAAAAATACCACTTTGAGATATACTAGGTTGGCGTTGGGTAAATCTCTCAGCATGTATATATTGAATGATTTGATATTTATTCATATGTCGGAATCTTTCATGTCTTTGTGAGTCTTCATCTTTCTTATTTACATGCGGAGGATTCGACAACTCATCCTTATTATTACATAACACTTCTGTGACATAATCGTCGAGTTCTAGTAATTGAAGTGTTCTTATGATACCGACTTTATTGCCGCTTGTTAAAATGTAAAATGGTATTGGTATTTCTTTATTACGACATAATTGTAATATTTCTTCCCATTTTTGTGCGTGCTCTTCTGAACCAAAGACGTATTTTTTTAATTCTTCTATTTTTTGTAGTCTAGTTTGTCAGGATTATTACCGAAACTGAATTTATCATGTATACCAATACGCTGATAATCATTTTCTCCTAGTCCACCTCGTAAAAATTTATATTTGCGTATTACATATTTTCGTTTCTTGTGAGTTGTATTCTTCTTCTTCTTTTTACCGACGCGATGCGTTTTCCTTGGCATAGTCTATAATAATATATATGTGATTATATATTATTAGACATAAATGAATACATCTGTTTCATCGATTTCCACCGACATGACAGATACCCGATGGTATAAATCTCTCAAGCAATCCCCCCTCACTCCACCTAGTTGGGTCTTCCCCATCGCATGGACGATTTTATACGCGCTCATCATCGCGTCGGGTGTCGTATTTCTCTCCGCCACTACGACCATTAGCGCCGGTGTCCGTTCCATCGGTTTTTTCTATTATTGCGCGGCGTGGGTTCTAAATCTCTCGTGGTCCCAGATTTTCTTTCGGTTCCAGCGACCAGATCTGAGTTTCGTCGTTATTTTAGGAATGTTGGCGTTCATCGCCCTTAATATCCGCGCATTTTATCCGGTGAGCCGCCTCGCGGCGTATTTACTCGTTCCATATCTCGCGTGGGTGTCATTTGCGACTTACCTGAACGGATATATCGTATTTATGAATCCGGTGCGGACTGCGCAGCCTTGAAATCCGCCCAACTCATCTTCTTCTCTGGAATCGCAGGTCGCGATGTCTTCGCCGTTTTCGTCGCCATTTTCTTATCCTTCTTTGCCTGCTCTGCGTCTAAATTCTCAGACCGCTTCAGAGCACTATCCACATAGATACTCTTTAAAATTTTACCAACTTCGAATGACCCCTCATGTTGGTCCAATTTACCATCCTCGATCTCTCGCAAGATTTGAATCATCCGAAATAGAAGTTTTAGGTCGATTTCTCCTGTTTTCAATTTGTTGAATAAATCAGTATAGAACTTAAAGAGAAATCCGCATCGAGACACACAAATCGCGTCAAATTGTTTGGGGTTAGATTTGGCTAAACGCCCGTATTCATGCTTTAGTTTTATCATGGTTGTTACATCGGTGTAAATCTGCGAACTATGCTTGACGCGGCGGATAACCTCAGTATGATCTTCGGTTCCATTTGCGTCGATGAGTTTTTGAAGGTGAATACGCTGTTCGTCGTCCATGGCGGTTCGGTGCGGTTCGGTGCGGTCCGTGTATATACTACGCAAATAGTATTTAGACTTCTTTCAAACGCGATGCGACCGATTTTACCGCCATTTTTATTCGCGTCTATATATATCAAGACTAGATAGATATAAGATGGTCATGTCACTTAAAGTTCAAGAAACACCACAACCCCCGAGTTATTCTGCGGCAAGTATACAAGTTCCGGCGAATATTGCGACACCTCAAGCCACGATGGAAAATGTGAAGGCGCAACAAAGTGAGCTCAACGCGGTAAATACACTATCGGGTGGACGTCGTAAGCGACGTATGACAAAACGCGGCGTCAGTAAGGGAAAGAAAAGCCGTGAATATAAACACCGGTCTTTTATTCGAACGTATAAGGGGCGTCAGTATCAAGAGCAGCAACAGCAGAAAGGAGGCTCCGGCGAGAGAATTCCGATTCCACAGGTGGGGTCAACATGCACCGGCGGGGCTCAGTGTGCCGGCGCACAAAACGCAACATTTACAGCCTTACATAATCAAGCACAATCCAATAGCATTAATGATGCTTATGTTACGCAAAGTGGCGGAAGGAGAAGCAGTAAACGAAATACACGCGATCGCCATCGTCGCAGCCAGCGCAATTCTTTGATTGATACGTTCGCATATAATATGAAGAAAGTGATGCGCAAGGTATTTTCGTAACAATAACGACGACAGCGGCGGCAAGCCGAATACATATATTATATGCGTGTAATATAACTGAAGACGTGACATACATCGTCGGTTATTTCGGAGTTCGAGTTAAATGAAATCCACAGATATCATTTTTTCAATCATAATTATCGGCGTTTTTTTAGGTCTCTACCTTTCTAATATTTTAGCGATCGGTATGAAAAAGGTGAAGGATAATTGGCCGCTTTATCGGTGTAGTCCGGCGGTGATGCCGTTTGCCAAATTATTCGGCCATGATGTTGCAGATAACTTCATGCAGTGTATTCAGACCACCCAAAGCAGCTATATGGAATACCTTATGATGCCTTTGAATCACGTGATTTCGTTGGTCGGAAGCGTCGCCACCAAAATCGTGAAAGACACGGAAAATATTCGCGGTTTCATCGGAAAGTTGCGCGACAAGATCCTTTTTATTGTGAAAAACATATTTGGCATATTCTCGAATATTCTAATCGGGTTTCAACGTATTATTATTGCGATGAGAGATTTAGTAAATAAGTTGGCGGGTATTTTTGCTACGTTGATGTTTGTGATGTCGAGTGCTTTAATGGTGATGAAGAGTTTATGGGGTGGTATTTTTGGACAGATGGTGCGTTCTCTCGGACGATAGTACATTTATAATGTTGTAACATAATATAACAAACAATAAAATGGCTTACGAACGAGGATCTATGATGTTAGCTCACGCCGCCATAATTGGCGCGGTTATTTATATGGTGATGCGTTTTGTATTAAATCAATCGGCTCTAGTCGCAGAAGATCGCTCGATTGTGATCGCGGCATTTGTTCTTATTTATATGGTGATGTTTGGTCACGGAATGCCGAATCAGTTGAACCGCAATCTCTCGTTTTTGTCATAAGTCCGTAATATACGAACAAAGTCCGTAATATACAAATATATCTAAAATATATCTGTATATACGATAAAGTGATGGCAGAAGCTGTCGTAACTGTCATATTCAATAAATTAAATTCATATTTAATCGATTTAGGAATTGTATCACAAGTCGTAAGTGATAAGGTATTAAGTAAAGTTAAAACCACAGCGCGTGATTCAATCTTATCGTCATTACAAGATTATGCGAAACAAGGAAGTTCTGAGTTAGACGAAAAGCTTGAAAGATTAAAGAAACAGCCAATCATCGACCGTCTCAATTATTTATACGGGGATAACACATTTTCGGGACGTTATGGTATTGATATCATTAAAGTATGTGTAGTCATTTTTATTTTCATGTCAGCTGTGACATATTTTCAAATACAAAACAAACTAATGGACGTAAAACGTGACTGGCCGGAATATCGTTGCCGACCAGATGTTATGCCATTTGCTGGATGGATTAACGCACCAGAAGGAGTAAGCCCGATGGATTATACGAAACAGAATTTTATGGAGTGTAGTGCGAATACGACAAAAGGTGTATTTGATCGTCCGATGAGTATGGTCTACGTGATATTCAACGTCGTCATGGGAGTATTCAAAAACATTCTACAGGTGATCGAGAAATTTCGTTTGTTGTTCAACCGCATGAGAGACACACTCAAAAATATATTCCTAGCCGTGCTTAACCGGATTCAAAATGTGCTTATTCCGCTTCAAAATATGCTGATTAAGATGGTCGATTTCTTTGAGAAAATTAAAGGTATTCTCGCAACATTTTTATTAACATTCGTCGGGGCCTTATGGTCATTTTATTCACTAATTGGCTCGATTTATGAACTCGTGGTCATTATATTAATCATTATGGTAATTGTTATTATCGTGCTTTGGTATATTCCATTTGTAGGTTGGGTTCTTGCGATTGCCGCCATCGCGGTTTTTTTGACGATTGCGATTCCACTTATTTTGTTAGGTATTGTTTCGCGACAAATCACACGTCAAAGAACTAGTCGTTTGCCTTCTCCTGATGATTGAATAGTTTAGGAAGAATATAATCTATTTATTTATTATAATATAAAAAAATCATATTCATAAATGAACTACAAATTGGTATTACTCGTGATTGTCGCTCTTTTTATTGGGGCAAATTTGATGTGTAGTTGTTGTCGGTATCCGGTGTTTGACTACCTAATGGGACGTGGCGGTTCTATTCTGGAAGGTGCCGCGAACCGTGACGCGGGAACTCCCGGGTCTGATACATCGGTTAATGCGGCATCAAACGACGCACAAGACGTGATTAAGAAAAAGCAACCTGTTCCGGATATTATTGAAGCTACTGCCGCCACTGTCGAACAAGCGAAACAGGGCGGAATGACCGGAGTCAAAGAAGGATTTCTCCCAGACTTATTCAAAACCGGTCTGGATGTTGCGTCGCGAATCACCGAAGGTATGGGACCTTTACCCCGTGAAGAAACGATCCCAGTAAAGAAAGATGGTCGCGAAGGACTCGCTCTTATGGGGTCTGATATAAATGAAGTTCAAAACGGTGATGTCTCTAATATGTGGGTTACAAAAGCGAATACCTATGCGTCTGAGTTCGGATATGGAATTATCAATAACACCGGAAGCGCATATACTGCCGACGAACCTCTTAAGAACGGTGAGATGGTGATATTTGCGAAGAATAAATTCAAACCAGAATGCTGTCCTTCGCCATACTCATCTAGCACAGGTTGTGTATGTATGACACCCGAACAAATTACTTATTTGAATACTCGCGGAGGCAACCGAACGTCGGATTCTGGCGTGTAAAATTTTATGTTTATTTTTAATTTTTATGAATAACTTTCAGATTGTACATTTTTAGAACAATCTGAAAAAAATTGAAATGCTTTTTCATATATTGATCTAGAAGCATTCAAGCAACAGACAAGAACGAACGAAATGAACACTACTGGAAACATCTACTTCATCAACACGGTCACGGGACCCAAGGACCTCAAGCAATTCATCAACCAACAACGGAGATTCATTCAACAAACTCGTCAGGAACTTCTCACGGACATTCAAGAACCCCGCGCCACGGTGGACACACTCCCAAACTTTCTGAACAACACCGATTGGAGGTTCCGCGCGGAGTTGTGCCAGAACGACCACAAGAGCTTCGTCTACAAACGCACCGGACTACCACAATTCAGCACATGGCTTCAGACAGAAGCCGCTCACAACGAGGCACTCGACCAACTCGAACACCTTCGCAAGATGCTCGTCACGAACAAACAACAAAAAAGGACTGCGATTCGCAAATTTCAAGACATCATCAAGCTCGTAAAACAGCAAGAAACACAAGAACCGCGACTTTCGTCACCCACATTCGATTTCGTGACAACGATGAGCACGGACGACCACGACGACGACCACCACTACGACGACCGCTACGACGTCGTCCTCGAAGCAGAAGACAGCGTCATCGTGAAAGCACTCAAAGCACAAATCGAAACCACGAAACAAAATCACCGCACAATCTCACGCAATCTGCTTGAACAGGTCAATTCCATCATGAGAGCACTCAGGCGGAACAACGTCGAACTCAAAAAAAACGCGGAACACACCGTCGGCGAAATCATTCATCACGCAGAAAAATGCCGCGCGTTCATCACAAAGTGCTTCGATTACTCGGTGCTGCTCTATTGCGCTTCTGCGTGGTGGCATCAAACCCAAAAGGATGCGATGGACGACGGCTACTACCACCTCGAAGTCGAAGCCGTTGACCCAGAAGAAACAAAATTCAACCCCAACGCCCCCGCTCCGACAGAACACCACCTCCGCATTTGCGTCTTCAGGGGAAACAGCATCGATCCGAACGATCTCATTCACGTCTACGACTTCGACCAAGACCTCGCTCAGGCAATCTACACACAGGAAACGATCTGCGAGGCCGACCGGATACTTCGCCGCTTCAGAACACCTGGCACCGTCGTAGCGACCTGCGATGCGTAAAGGACCACCGGACCCGCCCCGCCCCCCCCCGCCCGACAACACAAAAGGATAGGAAATAAAAAGGTAAGCTCAGGTAAGTATTTTTTTTACAGAAGCAATTATTTCGTCGTAAATCTCTCCAATTGGACGAATGAGAACTGGTTCTTTTACGATATCTAAAAATTGTTGGTCGGTCATATGTTTCATCGTTGTTATCATACGTTCCATATCGTCTTTTGTCGGATTTGGACACAGATGGAAAAAACGACGAGGGTTAAAAAATTCAGTAACATGTGAAGAACCCCAATAAATTGGAATAACTCCAGCACGTATTCCGTTCACTAACTTCTCTGTAACATAATACGGCTTGTCTGCGTTTTCCATCGTAATTGCGAATTTACCTCTTCTGTAAAAATCTATCATATCGTTCGAGTTATAACTCCCTGGAACAACAAACCCGATATTATTATCGAATTTGCCTCCAGAATATACTGGCATTTTATTTTTTATAGTATCATAGAAATCTAAACGCGTCTTACCATGATTCCCATTTGATAGAATAATTGAAGCATGATTCGGCGGGATATCCTCATGTATGGGTTGGGGTCTCTCGGTGTTTTCAATCTCTTTCATAATCGCTGAATTTGTAACAAGAAAAATAACGAAGAATGGACATTTCACGAAATTTGCGTGGGTGTCTTCAAAACCTAATACACAGTCATATTTATCGATATTTTGCGTAGTCGCGTAGTCTGACTCACCTGTATATAATATTGTTGCGCGCCATTTTTTGTAATTCAGATAGGAGTAATTCCCGAAAATCGATTCCACCAATACCGTAGCATCATCCGGTGTTGAAGATACATGAATTGGTGCGTTGTATGTTCGCTCTAACAATTTAACAAAAAATGTACAGTCCATGATATCTGTTTTTTCTTTGAATCCCGGCCAGAACTTATTAAAGAATACACGAATAGGTGTTACGGTTGACATGACTTAGGTATGTAATGATTTATGTTTAGTTATATAAAAAAAATATCTTTAACTGTATTTTTATACTACTTACGAGACGACCACTTTTTATAAATACAAATTCAAATTCACGCGCTTGTCGTCGTTGGCTTGCTTCACTAGCTTATCCACAACCTCGTTTGTAACTGAGAACGGGAACGTCACCTTCAACGACATATCCTTTTCAAAGAGTGGCGTGTCCGGCTTGATGAGACGATACAAGTTCAACTTGCGATGGGTAACTTCCAAGCATCGTTTTAAATTACGAACACCTTGTTCTCCTTCGGTATAATTTTCGACGATATGCTCAACGATCGAGTCTGGAATCACGATTTCGCCTTCACGAAATCCAACCTGTGCGCAAATCTTGGGGATCAAATATTTCTGCGCGATCTGCGTCTTGTCCTTCTTGTTGTAGCCAGTTGTGTTAATTCTATACATTCTGTCCAGTAGAATTGGATTGACCTTGCTCTCATCGTTGTAGCTGAAGATGAAGAGACACTTACTTAGGTCAAAGTCGATCTCAGCGAAGTAACGGTCATGGAACTGCGAGTTTTGACTCGTGTCGGTAAGATGCGTCAGGATACCGACGATTTCTTCACCTTTGGCGGTCTCGCTGATTTTGTCAAGTTCATCGAAGTAGATAACTGGATTCATGGAACCGCACTGAATGATGATTTCGACGATCTTACCCCACGTGCTGCCTTCATACGTATAAGAGTGACCTTCCAAGAAGCTGCTATCTGTCGCACCACCAAGCGGGATGAATGCGAAGTCGCGGCCGAGGATCTTGCTGATACCTTCCTTCACGAGGGAGGTCTTGCCGGTTCCCATCGGGCCTTGGATCGCGATTGCAGTACCCATCGCCGACGGATTGGAAATCCACTGACCGACCATCTGCATGATCTGAAGCTTCGCATCGTTGAGACCATAGACTGCGTCGTCGAGTGTTGTTTTTGACGCCTCCATAAACTCGCTACAACGCTGAAGTCCGTCTTCGATCGTGAGAGGCAGGTTCTTGGTGCGGCCAAACGGAATCTTCATGAAGGTTTCCACCCAGTTCTTCACCTTGTAATACTCACCGCAACCCGGCTCCATGTGACGCAGCGAATTGATCTTTCTCATGGCGATGGCCTTGAAAGCGATTGGAATATCGGTTTCCAGAAGGGAAAGTCGGTATGGTTTCTGGATGATACTTACCGCGTGGATCTGTTTCAAGTCGGTGATGACTTTTTGCTGCTGTTCGGGTGTCATGTGCCGGCGGAAATAGCGAAGATCATTCGTGGAATTCTTCTTTCTGAGAAGTGTTTTGAATTCCTTGACATTCAGCTTGTCGCGCTTCTTTTCATCGTTTCGAAGATGGCGTTCGATATCCTTTTGCTTTTGTTTCATCTCTTCAAGCTGCTTCTTCATGAACTTGTTGTTGGCGAGAGACGTATTGCCAGACATCGTGGTTGTAAGTGAATGAATCGTTTCTTTGATGTCGGCGAGTTTCTTTTGGTTCTTTTCACATCTTTGTTCCATCTCCTTCTGATGTTTCTTATGACGGGCGATTTCAGCTTCGCTGCTATTGTCGCTGTCGTCGTCGCTGTCGCTGTCGTCGTCATCGCTGAAGTAGTCATCATCATCTTCGTCGTCGCTGTCTTCTTCTTCTTCTTCTTCGTCGTCGTAATCGCTATCGCTATCGTCGTCGTCGTCGCTATTTTCTTGACTATCGGTGTCGTCTTGATCGCTGCTGCCGCTCTCTTCTTCTTTGCTGCTCTCGCTTTGGGTCTCGCTCTCTTCTTCATCCTCGTAAATTTCTTCTTCGTCTTCTTCGTCTTCATTACGGCGGTGGCGGTGGTGGTGCTTGGATTTGCCGCTGCTACTGCTCTTTTTGTCTTTTTTGCCAACAATCGCGGCAGCAATCACAGACGAGGCAAGAGCTTCCGCGATTTTTCCAACCACCATATTCGCAGCAGCGGCTTTGGTTTTTTTTGTAGTATGTTTTCCGGTTTTCAGAGCAACGCGTCGTCCACGTTGTTGCTGGATTGAAACCGACGACGACGACGACGACGACTCTCCTCCTTCAGATTCAGACCCTGACCCGGTTGTTGAACCAGTATTGTTGTCGTCGTCAGATTCAGGGAATCCTTTTTTGTCATCATCATCGCGGTGTTTCTTGTAGGTAGGCTTGGCAACGCCGCCTCCAATAATACGGAAGAGATTATTCCTATTCTTCTTGATGGTAAATGGTGACATTCGTTCGTGTGATTTATGATCGATTGAGATTCATGACACATCCAAAAAACGATTTCAATTTTTTTGGACGTGTCATCCTGAAATTTATCATTCAAAAAATCGATATTCAACAAAATTGAAAACAATCTAAATATTATAGTAGGTATATAAGAAGACCAAACACCAACGGTTTCAAAAAATGGCATCATCAACTACAAATATTCCTGTTTCGAAAATCATCGGCATTCAATTTAGTATTATGTCGCCGGAGGAAATATTGAAAGGTTCTGTTGCCGAGATTACCAATCGTGAAACGTATGTGAATAATAAGCCAGTTATTGGTGGTTTATTTGATCCGAGGATGGGACCGATCGACCCTGGTGTGATTTGTCCTACTGATGGATTGGATTATATGAAATGTCCTGGTTATTTTGGACATATTAAACTCGCGCGTCCGGTGTTTTATTATCAATATCTAGGAACGATTGTCAAGATTTTACGCTGCGTATGTATCAAATGCAGTGCTCTTCGAATGAGCAAAAGCGCCAACAAGCAGTTCCTTTCGTTGCCAGCAGATGAAAGGTGGTCTCAAGTATTCCGTATTGCGAGCAAGATCAAGAGGTGTGGAGAAGATACAGAGACCGGATGCGGTTGCCTTCAACCCACCCGTATTACGATGAAAGCCGGTTTGGGTAAAATATATGCGGAATGGGACAACGTCAAGGGAATTTTAGAAGAGACGACGCAAACGAGCATAGCGGGGAGCGCAACAGAAGCGGACAAGGATGGTTCGCTTTCCATGAAACTGACACCCGAGATCGTGATTAAAATCTTTCGTAGAATCAGCGATGAGGACATCGAATTTATGGGATTTAGTCCTGTGTTTTCGCGACCAGACTGGATGGTGTGTCAGGTCCTCGCGATTCCACCACCGGCGGTTCGTCCGTCTGTGAAGATGGATGGCTCGCAGAGGAGTGAGGACGACATTACGCACATCATCGTGAATATTATCAAGGCGAATACGACACTCCAAGACAAAATCAACGAGAATGCTCCGGCGAACGTGATCGATGGTTGGCATATGATGCTCCAGTATTATGTCGCCACACAAGTGAATAATAATATACCGGGTTGTGCTCCGGTTGCGCAGCGGTCAGGTCGCCCCCTGAAGTCGATTCAAGAACGGTTAAATGGGAAGACTGGTCGTGTTCGTGGAAATTTGATGGGAAAACGTGTGGATTTTTCGGCGCGTTCTGTCATTACACCTGATCCGAACTTGTCGATTCGCGAACTTGGTGTCCCGTTGAAGATCGCAAAGAATATCACGAAACCGGTTGTCGTAAATGACCGGAATAAAAAGTTCCTGCTTCGGTTGGTTCGCGCGGGTCCGGATGAGTATCCTGGCGCGAAGATTTTGGAGCGGAAGACTGGCGAATCCATTTCGCTTCGTTATGCAGACCGCGCAAACATTATGCTGAACAACGGCGACATCGTTCATCGACACATGATGGATGGTGATGCGATCTTGTTCAATCGTCAGCCTACACTTCATAGGATGAGCATGATGTGTCATATTGCGCGGGTGATGTATCAAGGTGATACGTTTCGTATGAATGTGGGTTGTACGAAACCTTATAATGCGGATTTCGATAAACATCTCTGTCGGAAACAGGAGGCGTGAAAAGCGTGTTACCTCCTAGTCAAAAGTTGTTAAAGTTAGTTATATATATTATATTAATAATGACCTGCTACCATCCAAACATACATTTGTCAAATGAAATTTTATGTGATTCATCAAAAAGATATTGTGAGATTTACAAGATACAAAACAAAACCACAGATAAGGTTTATGTAGGTCAAGCAGTATCTCACATATTGAACCATAACAAATATCGACCATACGGTCATATTGGGCGGTTTAAAACTCATATATCGGAAGCATTTTCAACCAAAAAACATCAATCACATTATTTGAATAATGCTATTCGTAAATACGGTAAGAACGATTTTACGATAGTTATTTTAGAATATTGTGATGTTGAAAATGCCAACGAAAGAGAAAAATATCACATAATTTCAAACAAAAGTATATTTCCGTATGGTTATAACCTAAAAATTGGAGGACAATCAGATTTTACACATTCAGATGAAAGTAGAAAAAGAGTGTCCGATGGGTTAATTAATCATTACAGAGATACAAAATATATTCGTTTCAAGGATATTCAGTTGTCTTCATTCAAAGATAATGTTGATGATATGATAAAGCCTTTGAACCGGTATAACATTCAGTATGGTTGGTATGTCTATATTAATAAAATAAAAACTGATTTTGGCGGAGTTCATATAACTTTAGAAGAAAGTAAGAATATGGCCGTTGAATTCATATATAGCTTGAAAAAACAACTTTTGGCGAAACACCTTGTTGCTGGAAACCCCTTAGAGCCTTTACTACCACTCTCGGACGGAAACGTCTGCGAGGAACTCGTTTAATTGACGAACCCAACGGTAATAATGTAAAGGATTGGGCAATCAGCAGTGTTACTTCCTACGGTCGAATGGCAGACTATGGAGGGCACTCAGAGACTGAACCGGTGTTGGTGTGCGATGATGAACTAGCCATTCTGAGCGCGTCTATGATACAGTCCAGCCTCTTGGGAAACCTTGAGGATATTCATCGGGAGATGAAATGAACCTTCACATGCCACAGGACGATGAGTCCGAGATCGAGTTGCGCCACTTGGCCGCAGTTCCCTACCAACTCATCAGTCCGGCAAACAATAACTCGATTATCGGTGTCTTCCAAGACTCGTTGATTGGGTCCTACTTATTCACGCGGGAAAATATCAAATTTACGCCGAGAGAGGCGATGAACTTGCTCGCGGCATACCCTCGCGTGAATGAAACCGTGTTCAAGAGCGGCGAAGATATCAGCAACTTCGATGTATTGTCGCAGATTTTGCCGCCACTTACGTTGAAATACAAGAAGAAGGCATTCGGCGAGAAGAATCCGAAGGAAGACTATGCTACGTCAAACAACGTGGTTGAAATCCGGAACGGGCGGATGATGCGCGGTCAAATTGACAAAGCCGTACTTGGTAGCGGCGGCGTGGGTTTGATTCAGCGCGTGTGTAATGATTTTGGAAACATCGCCGCTGCTGACTTCATCGATGGTCTTCAAAATATTATCACGGAATATATGAAGTCGCACGCATATAGTGTTGGTATCAGCGACTTGATTGCGAATAAAGCGACCAATACCCAAATTGCGGATGTCATCACGAAGAAGAAGACCGAGGTGAAGAATTTGATCGATCAAGTTCATCTGGGAATCTTTGAGAATAAGACTGGTAAGTCGAATGAAGCAGAGTTTGAAGCGAAAGTCTCGAATATCTTGAATACTGCTACGAACGACGCGGGTAAAATCGGTATCAATAGTTTGAATGCGGCGAACCGTTTTGTCGGGTTGGTGCTTTCAGGATCGAAAGGAAGTGACCTCAATATATCGCAGATGATTTCGTGTTTGGGACAACAGGCGATTGAAGGCAAGCGTATTTCATACGGGTTTGATAGCAGGACGTTGCCGCATTTCAACAAGTTTGATGACGGACCGTTGGCACGTGGATTCATCGAGAGCTCGTTTATTTCAGGATTGTCGCCGGAGGAGTTGTTCTTCCACGCGATGGGTGGTCGAATTGGTCTGATTGATACGGCAGTTAAGTCAGTTACATGGGAAACACCTATTATTGTCGTTGAAAATGAAGCACCCAAATACGTGAAGATTGGCGAGTGGATTGACGCACACTTGGATAACCATAAGATAACAAGCGGTAGCGACAATAAGATTCAGTATATGACTGAGCAAAATATGGAATACTTGGAGTTGTCACACCCCATTAAAATTGTTACGATGGATTATGATGGAAATGTATCATGGGAGACGATCACAGCGGTCACACGTCACGATCCTGGTGAGAAGTTATTCAAAATCAAGACAAAGGCAGGTCGTTATGTTACAGTTACAGCAAACAAGTCGCTTCTTGTTTGGAATGAAGAGCTTCAACAGTTTCGCGAGAAATACACAGAGGAAATCAAAGTAGGTGACTTTGTTCCAGTTGCGAAGAATGTGTGTGATTACAGCGTGGATGGTGAATCTTCGATTATGGCGATACCAATCGAAAAATACCTGCCAAAGAACAAATATGTATATGGTTCTGAAATGCGTAAGGCAGTTACTTTAATGAAAGAAGCAATGGGTGATGATAGAGCGAAGATTCCGACCAACTGGTGGAATGAAAATAATAACAAAACATTCGTTCTTCCCTATCCTAGCAAGGCTCGTCTTCAACGAGCAGTTGTTCGTTCAAATATTGAAAATATCTCACACGACGGGGTATATTCATATAACGGAAGCAGACAGCACGCAATTATTCCGGAAACCTTTGAAATGAACTTTGAGAATGGTATGTTTGTTGGATTATTTATCGCAGAAGGAAATATTAACAAATCAACAATTACTATCACAAATAATGATGAAACGATAAGGGATTTTGTAAAAGGTTGGTTCTCTAAATTTAATATCAAATATATTGAAAAATCTAGGATAAATAAAGCCAATGGCACAACCACAACAGTAGTAGGAGCTTCTTCCATCATGGCAGAGTTTATCACAAAGCTTGTGGGACATGGAGCCGAACACAAGCACATTCCAAACGAAGCATATGTTTCAAACCTTGAATTTGTTAAGGGTATATTGAGCGGTTATATTTCAGGAGATGGTTACGTTTCGCCTAATTCAATCAATTCTTCATCTTGTAGCGAACGACTGACTGAAGATATCGCGTTTCTGTGTTCTAGATTGGGTGTTTTCGCAAAGATATCAAAGTCTCAACTCACTAAAAACAATTTTGGAACAAAGAATATCAAACCGGCGTATCGTTTATCCATCCGCGCTTCTAATGGACAAAGATTTTCCGAGCAAATCACTCTTCTCCACGCAGAGAAAAATCGTAAAATGAAATCAATCGTTTGGACAGATAAACTCGACAAGGTTCGCACCCTCAACGACGTAATCCTAGACGAAATCGTAGAAATGACGATAGTTGATCCGGCTCTTCATCCGAAGATGTATGACTTGACCATCCCCAAGACACTCAACTTCGGTCTAGCGAATGGTCTTCAAGTTCGCGATACCAGCACCACTGGATATATTCAGCGCCGTCTCATCAAAGGCATGGAAGATCTCAAAGTCGAATACGATATGACCGTCCGTAACGGTAAGCAGCGTATTATTCAGTTCGCATATGGTGATGATGGTATCGACACCATTAAAGTGGAAAACCAGTCCCTCCCACTTGTTGCGATGAGTCTCGATGAAATCTACGCCCATTTCCATATCCCACTTGATAATTCTAGCGATACGCAAGAAAGTGCGGCGACCGCATTCACGAAGACAGCTTATGCGAAGATGAAGAAGGAGAAGGCGGCGACCATGAAGAAAATCCGTGAAACGATCGACAATATGATTGAGATGCGTGACCTCATTATCGAACGCGTGTTTCATCGTATGGATAATAAGAATGTTCAGATGCCGGTGTCATTTACACATATTATCAATAATGTCCAAGCACAGCAACAAATCAACCAGAATTCGATGGTGGATCTCACGCCGTTGGAAGCGATGGATATGATTTCATCAGGATATCGCCAGATCGAAAACATATATTATGCTCCACCAACACTTCTCTTCAAGGTCATGTATTATTACTATCTGTCGCCGAAGGAACTGTTATTGGTAAAGCGTTTCAACCGGAGTGCTCTATCGATTCTCATCAGTATGATTAATCTTCAATATAAACGATCGATTGTTGCTCCAGGTGAGATGGTGGGTATGGTGAGCGCCCAGAGTATTGGTGAGCCTACAACACAGCTTACGCTGAACACATTTCATTCGGCTGGTGTTGCGTCGAAATCGAATGCGACGCGTGGTGTGCCGCGTATCGAGGAAATCTTGTCACTCTCTGAGAATCCGAAGAATCCGTCGATTACTGTGTATTTCAAGGAAGATGATGGGTCGACACCGGAACGTGTTCAAGAGTTTATTCCGTTGATCGAACATACCAAATTGGCTGAAGTCGTAGATAGTATCGAGGTATGCTTTGATCCGGATGATTTGAATACTCTCGTTGAACAAGACCGTGCGGTGATGACACAATATCAAGAGTTTGAAAAGTTGATTGAAGAGTGTGTGCGTGACTCTGAGATTGCGGGCACATCGGGTGTTCCTGACGTTCCATCGGGGGGTGGCGGTGCTGGTGGGGCGGCGACGGCGACGGCGATGGCGGCAGGAGGGGGAGCATCGACGAAATCCAAATGGATCATCCGAATCAAGATTGACCCAGAGGCGATGTTGGACAAGAAACTCACGATGGATGATATTCATTTTGCGATTAAGAATAGTTATGGTTATGAAGTGAGCTGCGCATTTTCGGACTATAATGATGACAACTTGGTATTTCGACTTCGAATGGAGAATATCGCGCAGACCAAAAAGTCGGGTGGTGGTGGTGGTGCTGGTGCGGGACACAAACAAAATCCGCTGGATCAGTCGGATCATATTTATATGATTAAGTCATTCCAAGACCAACTCTTGAATAATATTGTGCTTCGTGGTGTAAAAGGAATCAAGAAAGTGATGCTTCGTGTCATCAAGAATACACTTGTAAAATCGGACGGGGTTTATACAAAGAAAGATAGTTGGGTATTGGATACAACAGGAACAAATCTAATTCATATGCTCGGACTGGATTATATCGACGCAACTCGAACCGTAAGTAATGATATTCAAGAGGTGTATCACGTATTTGGAATTGAAGCTGCTCGCCAAGCGATTTATAATGAACTAGTTGAAGTATTTGACGACTCGCCGATTAATTATCATCATGTAGCTCTATTATGTGATCGTATGACCGTATCATCTTCGATGATCTCGATCTTTCGTCACGGAATTAATAGCGACGATATTGGACCGATCGCAAAAGCGTCATTTGAAGAAACGCCTGAGATGTTCTTGAAGGCTGCGCGTCATGCTGAATTGGACCCGATGCGTGGCATTTCAGCGAATGTCATGTGTGGTCAAGAAGGGTATTATGGAACGAGTGCGTTTCAGGTGCTCGTGAATATCGACGAGATGATGAAACAAGAAGCTGTAGAGTATCGTCATACAGATACGAATGAAGAGATTGACGAAGCGTTCAAGGCGAATTCATCGGTTGGATTAGATACAGATAAGTGTGGTATTCCGAAGTTGGCGATTCAGTCGTGTGTGGATAATGTGAAGAAGGTGCGGCTTGGTAAAGTGGATGATGATTACGATATTGGATTTTAAGGTAAGAGTGCGCCATACAATAATAATAATACTATTATTTTTTACGATGATATCGTGGGCGTCGACGAGTCCGCATTCGCGCCGGTGTCATTCTCCTCCTCCCACCACCAGAAGAAAGTTCATCATCATCAGGAATTGGAAGAGAGTCATTTTTTATAGATATTGGGTTGTTGTTATTTGATGCTTGATTCATTTCATTCATGAGACTATTCGCAAGTCCATCATCCGGATCTTTCAAATCAGGAATACATCTAAATAGCGGATTGATCGGATCGTTGAAAGGGTCAAAATCGTTATCGATTTTATATCCGGGAGGACATATCGGATCGCTACCTCCTTGTGGATCTTCGATGGGGTATGGATTGCCTTTTTCATCCAAATCTCCATTCGCATTTTTTTCGGATTTATTTTTATTTTCCGGTTTATTTTTATTTTCCGGTTTATTTTTTTTACGTATAGTTCTCTTTACTTTCGGTTTAAGTTTCGGTTTATTTTTAACCAAATGTTTATTCGGTTTACTCGTTTTTATATTACGAGATGATCTCTTTATCATAATATTATAACACTGTTATAATCTAACAATCTTATAATATACCAATACTAAATATTCGAAAGATGGATTGAACCATTATAATAATGTATCAAATCAGAAATCACATTACACCTTTGGTTCGGTTTATAAATGTGTCGTCACAACAATACAAATAACGATTCTATATTACTTAATTCGCAACAGGGGGGGCCTGACCTCATCCGCCGGTTTGAAGGTGACGGCGGGCTCGGCGAGTGCGACGGGCAGCAGCTGATTTGGGGCGTCGGTGGCGGTGGCGGGGGACGGCAGATTTGCGGCGGCGGGCACCGGATTGACTTTGACGGGACTTCGGCATTATATATAATATTAGTATTTAAATTTTAATGCGTAAAACAAAGAAAAATGCTCCTTACGGGACTCGAACCCGTGACCCCGGACTCATAAGATCCGTGCTCTATAACCAAACTGAGCTAAAGGAGCGTAACACCATGCGGAATACGATAGCAGTCATGCTGTCATACACATATAACTACCATAATGAGTTTTTAAGTTCTTTCATTCATCCAACAACATCAACGCCATCGCAGCGTAATTGTGTAAATCAATCAGTGTATCTCGGATACCTTCGTCGGCGACTAAATTCACCCCGTTTTTTGTAATCGACATCGATCGTTGGAGTTTATCCTCGATTCGCATGAGCACTCCAATCACGCCGTATTTCGCGAACGCATCGCCATAATCCGCATTTTTACGCGTAAATAGTTCCAAGGCTTCCGCCTGAACCGCCTTCATTTGTTCCACGCGTCGTCCACTTTCTTCCATCGCTTTGTGTTAAATAATATAAACAACAGGTGTTTATATGATTTTTGGTAAGATACCGACAACCCGTTTCGATCGAGTGACCTCGGAGTTATGAGCCCCGCGCGCTGCCTCTGCGCCATGTCGGTAAAACAATACGACCAACGTCGTTGCGCTGCGTTTATAGCGTCCAGCTTGACAATACCGGCGATACGTTTCGATCGTATGACCTCGTGGTTATGAGCCACGCGCGCTTGCCTCTGCGCCACGCCGGTAACGTGTATGTGTGTTCTTGAATAAAATGATGATGCTGCGTTTATAGCGTCCAGCTTGACAATTACCACCTGTAGGTATCGATCCCACACCGTTCTTTTAATGAGAAAGAAAATAACCATCCGACTTTCGGACCAACGATGATGAGTCGCCAGTAAAGTAGATGTCAGACGATAAAACGTCCGCCGTGGAAGTGGTTTAAAATGTTTGTGCTTTATGAAAGCGTGTTCATTTCTGTAGACCCTCGGCTGAAGCGGGGGGTTGAGCAATAGCTCAATAAAATGAAGAAATGAGATATTACCTCCTAGGGGTTTTGATCCGCCTGACCTATGGATTATGAGTCCATCGCTCTGCCGCTGAGCTAAGGAGGTTTATAGTGTTTGCTCTAGTGCCTGAAGCACCGATGCGATGTGGTGAAAATACCGGAGATAGGTTTCGATCCTATATCCTCGAAGTTATTAGCCCCGCGCGCTACCCCGGCTGCGCCACTCCGGTAAAACAAATGAATGGGATTAAAATGATGCTGCTGCGTTTATAGCGTCCAGCTTGACAATACCGGAGATACGTTTCGATCGTATGTCCTCGGAGTTATGAGCCCCGCGCGCTGCCCCTGCGCCACCCCGGTAACATGTATGTGTGTTCTTGAATGAAATGACGATGCTGCGTTTATAGCGTCCAGCTTGACAATTACCACCTGTAGGTATCGATCCCACACCGTTCTTTTAATGAGAAAGAAAATAACCATCCGACTTTCGGACCAACGATGATGAGTCGCCAGTAAAGTAGATGTCAGACGATAAAACGTCCGCCGTGGAAGTGGTTTGAAATGTTTGTGTCTAATGTGTAGACGTGTCACTTCTTCAAAGAAACTGAAATGATATGAACCCGATTAAATCGAGTTATTACCTCCTGATGGTTTTGATCCGATCGTCCTCGAAGTTATGAGCCTCGCGCTCTGCCGCTGAGCTAAGGAGGTTTAGGGTGGTTGCTCTAGTGCCTGAAGCACCGATGCGATGTGATGATACATACCGGGAATACGTTTTGATCGTATGACCTCGGGGTTATGAGCCCCGCGCGCGGCCTCTGCGCCATCCCGGTAACATGTGTGTGTGTTCTTATAATGTAATGACGATGCTGCGTTTATAGCGTCCAGCTTGACAATACCGGCGGTAGGTTTCGATCCTACGACCTTCCGCTTATAAGGCGATAATCATTCGTAGAACGGACCATTTCCTTGCGGAAGTAGTAAAAAAGGTAACAAACGATGTTTTAGACGCTCTGCCGCTGAGCTACACCGGTATATCATATCACGATGGATACAACGTTTGTGAAATTCTACAACCCACAAATCAAAATTTTCTAAATGATAATCATCACAAAGCGGACCTTGGTTATCTATCATAGACGATAGATAAAAAATGTCATTAATTTTGTGACGACAATTGATTTGTGAAGAAGTTTAGAAACTGAAAAACGTTACATGACAATCGCTAACTCCATCTACTCGAAGGAGGAGAAGTGGATCGCACATTCTCATAGTATACAAAGAAAATATCTTTAAGTTCTTTTCGGAGAAAAACTCGCCGACCGCCGAAGATTTTCCTAAATATTATTCGATGATATCTTCGATTTGTTTCGCCGTTTTACATATCCGAAATCGATGATACCACCTTTTTGAAACAATCGGTAATACCTCCAATTGAACCAACTTAAAACTTGTATCCAATAATCCTAAAGCCATTTGTTCTTCTTGTCCTTTAAGTGTGAGAGAAAAAACGGATTTTAACACGAAATGAAGAAGAAGCATGACATGTTCACGTGAGACGTAAAACCGATATACCTTACCTTGATTGATGTCATTAAATGACTTGATAATATAATACACCAACTGATTGAACTGAGGTGCGTCATTAATATCAATAACACCATCTGACAATATTTTATTGAAACCACTTACGAGTATGAAATTGAGTTGGTCACGTATTCCGTCTTCGCAAATATATTTCTTGATCGTTTCAAGGTCAAATTGTGAAAACCGGTCCTTAAATTCGTCAAATAAACGCTCGATTTGATTGATTGCTAGAGTTGGATCTTTTAACATCGCGTGTAATCTTGCCTTCTGTAAAAATGGTATCGTGAATATTAAATTGAAAGTAATATCTTTGGCAAACTGAAATATTGATAACTTTGTCTTTTTGATTTCGACATCATCATCATCATAGTCGATTGCGCTTTCTTTATCCTCTTCTTCTACAATTACTTTTTTATTTAATGTTTGTTTACATACGATTTGTTTTGAAATGGGTTTTTTCGTCGCGTCACCATTACCCGTGTCGGATGTTGGATTTTTTATTGTGTTTGTTACAACAGCAGCAGTAGTAGTAGGCACCGTCATCCTACTTCCGATTGGGTGCGGCACTTGTAATGATACATCAGACTGTTTTGTGGATACGGATGGTGGTTTTTGTTTTTGACTTACGCCTTGATTCATGATGTCTGTCATCGCGGAATGATTGATTGATTTTATAAAATTAATATTGTTACCATGATTCGATTGTAATTTCACAGGCGAAACTATATCCGGTATTTCAAATATATCACTTGCGGTGTATTGCGCAGGTTCCTGTATTTGCTGCTGCTGCTGCTGCTGCTTTATAACGTTTGATGGAGAGTTATTACCGACAAAGTCTGCTGTAACATATATTTGTTGTTGCGAATTCATTATTTCCTATATATCTTCTCTATTTATTTTTCTTTATTCATCATGGTAAACACACGCTTTTTTTGTTTTATATTCAATAATTTAAATGTCCGGATATATTCTTCGAGTGAAACGCGTGTATCCTCATCTGTTCGTATATTTTGCTGTAATTCCTGTGACACATAATTCAACGGAATCTTCAAAAGAGATATATTTTCTTGAGGTTTAATTTCAATCAAACCAAACCGTGATGGAACGTCTTGAACAACCTGAAATGGTTGAATAAAAAAATAACTTTCGGTCATCTCGTCTCCATATAATACCATATAATTTTTACCGTTCTCACTTAATAACGTTTGTGAGACAAAAACCATCGGTATTTTAAAGTATACCGCTAGAAGCCATACGTCTATATTTGTAAGAAAGTAATTTTCACTTTGAATAATTTGGGATAGTGTCGCACGCCCCTCGTTTATAATGTCCGCGTATTGTTTCATACCATACCCGTTTAATATCATAGTAAGTTTCTTTTCTAAACCAAGGGCTGCTAATTTCGCATATTCAGTGACAAGTATATCCTTTAATCGTGTGATCGTGATGTTGGCAAATTGGTCGACGTGTTGAAAACGACAATTATCACACATGAAGTAATTACAACGCCGACAGGCAAAATCGTCTTGATCCATTCGGATATTCGATTGACATTTCACACATATCTCGGGATCCGCAGCACCCGCCACCGCTGCCACTGCCGCTACATCGCCACTCTTACGAATACATGAATGACCGCTTGGGCATTTAGACGCAATTTGCGCAACACTACGCAATATTGTTAGTATAATGTCGAATGAACATTCCTTACTTTCATTTGAAAAAAGTATTTCAAACGTATTTATCTTCGGAAAAAATGTGTTTCGTAATTTAAACGTTATTTTTCTTTTAGATACTTCTTGACAAAAGTCGAGGACGTGATTGATTTCATTTATATGTAATACAGAATCCGGTGGTAGGTTTTCGTCAATACCGCCTGCCGCAACATTTCCTCGTATTGTTAGACCTTCACCGACTTCACTTGTAATCGGTTTAACTTTATTAGGTGCGCGTTTAACGCCTGTTTCTAATTCAAAATATTGATCAACATACTCTTTTCGATACACCGGATCATAATTCTGTATACCTCGACTACCCGCATCGCTAGGAGCGACTGTATAAAAATTCGTCTGATGAATATATGGGTTCGCATCTGCTGGCTCCATATTCTCAAAATATTCTTGTGTAATAAAGGTCTCCAATAATATAATTTCATTCTCTCGGAGATCGTATTTTATATCTTGAAATGTTGGATACTTCATCGGTTCAAACATGAATAATCGAACTCTCTCATACCGAATCATTTCATCCGCTAATTTACCGTAATATGCGACTTGATTATCGATATTTGGAAACATCAGATTACGCTGAGGTAGAAGAAGTTTACACATACCACCAAATTCTTTCAAACAATAACTCTTTTTACCGCACGTCTCATCATCGCCTGTAATACATCCTGATACCTCTCCTACATGTTTTAATGTGTCTTTTGTGTATCGAATAAATGACACATGTTTTGATAATAGCTTCTTCATAAAAGCGATAATCTGTGATAGTTTATTCGTATATATCATGAATGATGACCCGATTATTTTCTCGATATTATCCTTGATTGCTTTATTTTCAGGACGATTCAATACATTACGAGAGGTGTTTCTGAATACATTATAGAAATTCGTTTCTAATCGAATATTGCGGACATATCTCTCGCGCGTCTTGTCCGCTTTCTTATCCGTCGGAGTAGTTTCAACAACCTTATCCGCAATAAGATGATTTCCTTCTGTAATTGTGGGTAATTCGTCATTTTGATTGAGTTGTGGGTCATTTTCAACATTGACTTGAAGAAATTGATTTGTTTCTGTAATAACGCCGACAACTAATCCGTCTTCTACCACTTTGACTCGTGGTAAACAATATAGTTCCTTCTTTGTTGTTTTCTTTACATGCTGTTGAACTTCTTTTAAAAATGTAACGACTTGACGATAACTCAATTGCCATAATTGTTCGTCATCCATGAGAATGATTGGCGGATTAGGCGCAGATGACCCTGATGCTACCTCGCCATCATGTCCGAGAGGTGCCGAAACCGCCGTAGGAATCACGCCTTTCAATTGTATGCGCTCGTAATGTTTCTTAGTAACCTGTGATGGATCTATCTTTATTAATTTTGATATTTTTTGTGAAATTTGTAATCCGATCACTTTTCCATTATAATTCATCACTTGTGCGTGAATCGTAAAGCCTGCGTCTTTTACTATCTTTGCTATGGTCGACGCGGGTAAATTCATTCGGTATTTGTATTCACGTGGTTGACTCGCATGTAAGCGACAATAAGAAAAATAAATATCGCGAACACTCTCTATAATATGTTTTATTTTTGGCATAAGCGTTTTACTTTTTAAAGAAAACCGACCAAGTGTTGTGAATTTTCCGTTGGATTTGCTTTCACATAAATAAATAGGTTCGTAATACGTATCGCGTTTCATTATGATGATGGTCTTACGGTTTGTATCAAACACCTCGCCCGAATATGCGTTCGTTGGACAGATCACCTGAACATTATTGGTAATATCATCATCCGGTATGTGAATGAGTATAATATTATTTCCATGTTTAAATAATCTCTCGTTAGGACGACTTATAATATCCCAAAGGTATGTATGATCGATAACAGTAGTATCGTCGTCAAGGTATGCGATGAAGTTTTCATATGCGTTACATATCCTTGCGAAGGTTTCCTTGGGGAGTGTTTGAGAGATTCCGTATTTTCGCACGATATCTTCTTCCAGAAGTTCCTTATTTGGATTATAAAACGAATCTACTAAGGTTCCGTTATGGAGAGTTCTAAACATATTTACGTCGAGAGATTGGATGATAAGGCGGCGCATCTCTCGAATCGATGGAATATATTCACTATCGCTGCTGATTTCATTTTTCGAGATGGTTGATTCTCGTTGATAGGTTGCTGCCGCCGCAACGGACGCGGTCGATCCTCTTGGTGTCATCGCAACCGGCGTATCTTCGTCTGACTCATAATCGTTCGTTCGTTTGACTAGTGGTGACGATTCTGATACAACCGCGGATTGAGAGATTTGTGCGTCGACAACACCACCCCCAGCAGATGCTACTCGGTTTGAAATTATCTTAGCGTTTTTCTGTATTGTATCTGTTACCTTTTTAAGAATATCATCTTTTGTAGAATCCGGTAATAATAAAACTGGTTCCAACGCGTTAGATTGTTGCTTTACAGGATCTGAAGGCGGTGCCTTTGCCGTTGCCGTTTCGGTTGTCGAAAGTAATGTAATCGACTGTTTTTCCGTATTCATGCTTTCTTTATAATAATATGCTACAACGGACACAAACGATTGTCTGTCATTCGTTTCAACACCACGCCTCAATAGACATGGTGTATCTTTTTTTATTGACGCGTTTTTTAGACTTATTTGACAATTTTGGTTATCCGTAAATAAAAATTTCTGAAGTTGTGGTGGTAAATATCCTAATCGATTATTTTCTAGTGGAAACTTATCTGAACTTAAAATACGATCATCTTTCATTTCATGTAATTTTACAGGATCTGGAGTAAATGATACCGCTTGAACCGGTGCTTGTGGGCGAGGCGTTTCATCTAGTGACGCCGACACCGCCGCATCAGAAGCAGCCTCGGCGTCTTTCTCTATATTTTCTTGTTGTTTCGGCGTCGATGTTAATTTTACAGCTTCAAATTGCTTTGATTGGCATTCTTGTCTTCTTGCGGTTTGTGCCGGCTTATCCCATTGCGCAAAACAACACGGAACACACAATCCTTTGGGATGCGCGTCTTTTTTTAAAAATCCGGGATAATGTTGTTTGTAATTTCCCTTTTCATCAACATGGTACTTGTCGTCGGTGAATTCAAAAATGGTCGCACCCGGTGGTATTTTTTTCGCCTTTTGAGGAATAACTGTTCCGTATTTTCCAGACTTCACTTCTTCTTCGGTTAAACTGGTATTATGTTTCAGACTCCAATAACGTGGACATATATAATGATACGGTTTGCTTGCGTCGGAACCATATGTAATGCTATGTGAATATGAACCCGGATGTTCGCGATCAATACGATCTTTTTCTTCACTCGTTAGTATCACCGGTTGACGTCGCACATTCCATGGACAACTTCGAGAATAAGCGTTAAATTTACCGACATCTTCATTCAAATGAATCACCGGGTCACGTTCTTGTATTCTTTTCGAAAATGGATTCGGATTCGCTAATTCCATTCCAGTTATGTCCGAGAGGTCTTCTTCTTCGGGTTCGGCTTCGGGTTCGCTCATGCGTCTTGAAGCAGCAGTATATACCGCAGCACTACCGCCACCACCGTCTTGTGCGCTATTTGGTGCGCTATCATCATTATAATCATCGTCTTCGTCTTGTAACAAGTCAAACAAATCGATTTCATCCTCTTTTTGGGGTGCGGCATTTTCAACCTCAAAACCGAAAACAGGTTCAGCAGTAGCGGAAGCAGCGGACGCAGCGGCAGGACCTCCCGTTGTGGCTGGTCCCGGTTTTTTTATCACAGGGACAATTTCCTCCATGAGTTCAATCGACTCTTCTTTATCACTCGCAACTATATCACCGACCGATTGTGGTATCTCAGCAACTGAAGCAGAACTCGGATTCGACTTTACGACGGTGGCGGTGGCGGTCATGGAGGCATTCGCGCATAACTCGGATATTTTTTCATACGGAACACGTGTAGTGCTCGGATTCTGATAAATACGAATAATCGAATCGATATACGCATGTAATGACGTTAGGTATAATATGTTATTTATATTTGTAATTTCGATCGTAATGATGTTATTGAATGCCCCTTTTGTGATTTTTGTAAGAAATCCAGGATTATTTTTGATACGGATAGCCCCTCCACGAAACCGAGAAACCTGTTGTGTTTGAAGCGATGATAAAAATGAAGACAACTTACTTCTGGCATCCTGATCGCTTATACCATAATTATCTCTCAATCCATCTATGATGTCTCGGTCACTTTGGCGTTTATTCATCATTTCGATAATATATGCGTCTTGACTTGACATGTCATTATAGTTACTTACTCGTTTATAGCGAAGCACAATTCCCTTCTTTAAACTTCCTTCTACCTCATTAAATACACTAGAAATACATTTGATCATCTGTTTGATTTCTATATTTCGCGTGATCGGAAGTTGCGCAAAATGTTCAAGATTAATGATTTCGATCTGTGGATGATACAACCGCGTAAATAGATTCAAATGAAATCCGCCCTGTTCAACATGTTCTTTGATTACGCGAAGAATCGGATTTACCGTTGCGATGATAATTTGTTCGATTTCAGTTGTCGTAAATGAATACTTGGCGAATAATTTGACATAAATCGACCCGTTGGGATAAAATTCACATAAAACGGGTATTTGTAAATGTGTCGCCTTGTGATCTGGTATAACTGGATTTGAATAAATGTAGTTAATATAGATTGCCACACTTTTTTTTCGAGCACTTGTCTTGATTAATCGAAATATATCTCCCTTCGGAAGGTATGGAATTTTACGACCGCTTCGACTTATTCCTGAAATGAATAATTTGTATATGTTATCACGTTTCTTACCTGGATTGTGTTTGATGTATGGAATGGTATCAGAGCAGTGGATGAGTTTGAAAATAGCGTCGAGAGATTGATTATATGATGTCTCTGGATGTAACATGAATTCGACACCTCGAATGCCATTATCGATGTAATTGTGTTCATGTTCCGGTAATCTTTTCTCATAGATGTCATGAAGAAGCTTGATATTGGCTGTTTGGCGCATGAATTTCTCATTTATGATACGTTTATCCGCTTCAAATAATTTCGGTTTATGAAACATCAACGTATTATAAGAATGGATGGTCGACAGGTCGGTTTCGCCGGCCGCTTCCGCGGAACCCTTTTCGAGAGATGATCGCGTTGTGTCATCTTGAAATGTCGAGAGATAAGGATAATATAATGAAACGATATAGGACTCGTATATCGATTTTTCGAATTGCCTCCCTCCAGACGATTTCTGTAATAATGACTGTCTACGTAGGTCCGTTTCTCTCGCGTAGACTAACGCGTCTTCCGCTGAGACTAGATATATTACATTATCGCAAAACATACCATAATCGATTAACACCATTTTATTTGTCGTGTTTACGAGTTCAGTCGCATGTATTTCTAAAAACGGGTCGGCATTTAACGCGTCAAACGGATTCACAGCATAAGGATATTCGTGGGCAGACGCAATATTCACACTTTGACCTAATGCGATATTTACAATACGTTTAGTATCTTCTAGCTTTAAGTTTGTGATATTTGTATATGTATAACGTCCGTCAACGGGCGGGCCAAGTTTCATATACTGCGGTTCCTTTCCCGCGTCAGCATCCACATCCGCGCATTTTGAATGGTTATCTATATTCAATAAGTAATTCTGAAGTCTCACCTGCGTAAGTTCGAGTTTTCCATTTGACGTAATTTGATCATATGTTTGTTGTGAGGTTATATATTTTGCCTGCTTACTGAATAAATATAACTCTGCGTAGGAAAGTGCGACCTTATCGCGTGTAAGATAAAGAAATTTCTTTTTAATCGTTTCAATCGAGTCATCTGGGTATATTCTCTCGGGAAGAAAAACAACCTTTACATCATATTGACGGATCAATACTAGTTCATAATCACTAAATATCCTTTGAAAGTGGGGGTTTTCTGGCTCTTGTGAAAAAATATCGTTGATATCTACAATTCGACCTTCATCTGCCATGAATTCTACATCACCATAGAATACGTAAATTACGTTGTATTCTGGTGAAAGTTCAGACACAGCTACGCCGCCCCCCTCTACCTCATCAACCGGGTTAGGCTTTGTTACATCCGGTGAACGTATGTGATAAATTTTATAAATAGGAATATCTGATGCGATGTTTTCCATTCCAGATGTTACTATTATATGATAAGAAGATTATACTTTATTATCATATCGCGATGAATTATACTTACATTAGTAGATGAAGACAGAGGCACCACATTCGAGATCAGATGCCCACGATGATGAAGATGGTATAAACATATTTACACACGATTTATATATACAATCAATAGTTATATACGCTTACACGACTGACGCAATATGTCAAGACCTACTACAACTGAATTTAAAATGATTGTCGCACTTTGCCGTGGTGGAGGTATCGGGTTTGAAGGAACACTTCCGTGGCCTAAAATCGACCGAGACCTCCGGTTCTTTTCACATATGACCCGGTCTCATGTATTTCCGTATAATAGCGCGGTGGTCATGGGTCGAAAAACATGGGAAAGCATACCAGCGGAGTTTAAACCTCTTCCATTTCGCGACAATATTGTGGTATCTGCGTCACATGACTTCGACACAGAAGAACACAAACCAGGCGTTATCTTTGTAAAAAAACTATCGGATGTTCATAAATTCACGATGAATTATAACGTTGTATGGTTTATTGGTGGCGCGTCGATCTATGAACAAGTTCTTACACCTTGCTCGACGACCAACCAGATGTTATTTCCGATTGATGATATTTTTGTAACCTTTGTGGATGAAAGTTACGAGCATGATGCCGCGTTTCCGTTGACATATCAATACGGCTCTGTTGAAGAATGGCAGTCACTTCGAAATAATCATATCAACCGCGCAATTTGGTGCTGGACTGACGAAAACAGTTCTCCTCCTTTTATTTCCTTTTTTGCGGAAGGACCGGTGAGCAATTATTTGTATCGCGTAATGGATGTCGATCAAGAAATCGTTTCCAAAATAACACGACCGGCGGATATTCGTGCGATGAAGGAGAGACGGTCGCCGAATACGGTGTTCTACGTATTACAACGCGTCGTTGAGATCTAAACGCGTTCCGCCGCGTGCCACGGGTCGGGTTAGATTCCGATGCGCGGGTTTGAGATGGATCCGATGCGGGTTTGACACGGATTCCGATGCGCGGGTTTGACACGGATTCCGATGCGCGGGTTTGACATGGATCCGATGCGCGGGTTTGACATGGATCCGATGCGCGGGTTTGACACGGATTCCGATGCGCGGGTTTGACACGGATTCCGATGCGCGGGTTTGACACGGATTCCGATGCGGGCTCGACACGGATTCCGATGCGATTCCGACGGGGCTCGACATGGATTCCGATGCGATTCCGACGGGGCTCGACATGGATTCCGATGCGATTATCATCTACCCCAACCCGTGGTGCGCGGCGGAACGCGTTAGTTGTCGAAGTGCGGGTTATCATTAATCGTCATCCCGCAATATTCTTTCGGCTTGAGTTTATAATCTTCCGGATGATACACCTTGATTTTATGTGCCTCGTCGATGAGAAACCGGAAATTATTCCAGAACTCATCTTTGTGTCCCACGCTCTCTGTCATAATATGACTTAATTCATGGAGCGCAACGAATGTCAACGTGTTTTCATCGATGAGTTTATTTCCTTTTTTGGTCGTATTAACACAAAATGCGAGCTTCTCACCCTTGTTCTCGCTATACGCAGTATACTCACTCGTCGGCAACGTTTCGCTTATTTTTTCAGGCCGGAAGTTTTTCACTAAACGTTTCACATTATCTCGGTCGGGGTAAGTATCGCCCATATGTTTTACGACCTTCTTCATTTTCTGGGTCACCGTCGCAAGAAGGTCGGCAGCAAGTTCCAATTTAGCGCGTTCGCGGACGCAATATTTATTGCCATCCACTTTAGAAACAATACACTTCAACTGAAACGCATCTGACTCTTGGTAGATTTTGAGGCAAATCACAATAATGAAAATAATAATAATATATCCGAAAACGCTGGTTTTGAACATATTTATTTTATTTATAGGGTATTTATATAAAAAGAGAAAGTATTATGAGTGATAAGACTAACATCTCAACGTTCAACCCCTTAATACCCAAAGAAAATACATTAGGATTAAAATCCCAGGATATTCCATTACCTGAGGATAAACTTATATTCATCCATACAGATCCCACATACGATAAAGATTACAAAAACGATAAAAACTCTAAAAATGCTGGCCGCCGCCGTTCATCCGCCAAAAAGCACGCCTCTCGCCGCAAGCCTCGCTCCGCCAAAAAGCGCGCAACCCGTCGTTATCGCCACCGCCGCCGAGTATAGTAATCCATTCGCTTTATGATAAGAACTCTTATTGGTTCGTATCATATTATTTAGTTACGTCTACGACTACGACGGTATCGTCGTGTAACACACCGTTTTTTACGCGTGCGGCGTTTTCGTGAATATGACCTCTTTCGTTTTGTGCCGCCCGCCCTACTCGACCGCGTTGTTAATAATGGTGTCAACACATCAAGTTGTTTGTTCCAAGTAAGCGGAGGGGGGAGTTTAGGTTCAAATTTCATACCTTGTTGTGAGTCATCTACATCCTGCGTATGTTGATCCGTCTGAAAAGATCGGGGCGCCTTAAGAACAAAACACGACGGATCTACGATATTTATAATATTATAACCCAAACTGCGGAAAAATAAAATAATCTGACTCAGTGACAAACGTTTGTGGAATATTCCGAATTTTAATATATTTTTTAATTTATTTCGCATTATTATATTTTTTATCACAGCTTTTACATCCTGATTCCACTGTGAAATTAAAGCACGAATGAATTTTGTAACATCAGCAATTATTTCAATTTTTAATACTTCTAATTTAGACTCTAATTCAGCAGATTTATTCTTCGCCGCGGTAAGATCAACTCGTGTATCATCTAATTGTTCGTCAGCGTTAGCTAATTGGCGTTCCATCTCTTTCAAAGTTTCACTCGTTTGTCTCGTAACCATTTGTTCTTGTTTTATTTGTTCAATCCTTTTTTCTAGAGCGTCGGCAGCATTAGCTTTTTCCAAAAAAGTATCCCGTATAGTTTGAACATTTTTGTTAGCATCTTCACTTAATCCGCGAAGTTCTGACGATTTAACAGTTCGTGGATCTATAATAGCTTTCAACCTATTTTTTATGAATTGAGATAGTAGTAGTGGTGGTGATTCTGGACCTTCAGCAACGAGTATTTCTGTCCCATCTCCTTCGTTCACATATTTTTCTTCATGAATTTTAGGAAGACTAACCAACTCAGCAGGATTATCCGTAGCATCATGTAAAAACGCATAATAAATTTGCGTTACTATAAATACTGCTTCATCAATGCTACCTATTTCAAGAACATCTTCATCAGGAACCTCACTAAAATCAGAAGCTTCAATCCATTTCTTCCAATAACTAGTATAGTTGATTTTACGTAATAAATTTCTACGTTTAATAGCAACGGGTGTTATGATAGTTAATGGTGATGATGGTCCACTATATGTTTCGTTAGCAACCTCATAATCTGTGGCGTCGTGAATATCTGATATTGAAAATGGCTTGTGGTCTTCATTTGTTGTATGTAATATAAATAATCCGTTTGTTGACAAAATTGGATTATCTTCCGTATTCCCTGCGGCTCTTGAAATTCCGGTCCGTTCTTGTGTCTCGAACCTGCGCCGATCATCGCCGGGATTATTATCGAACCACCACCATTTTTCAAAGTGTGGATTTTCTGTTTTTTCTGGCGTAGATGTCTTCGAATATTCGATGTCGGCTAATATACCCACCGCCTTCATTTCCTTTTTCATATCATCTATAACGGATATAGATACTGCTTGTGAAGTGATTTCTTTACCGCTAAAAATCCTAGGCACCAAATATGAAAGTGTTACATGATCAGTTCCGAGGCCATATAATTGTTCCGCAGTTTCAATTGTAATTAATGTAGATTTTAAACTATATATTTTTGTCATTCTTTCTAATTGTTCATTTTCATCTTTTTTTTTATATAGAATACCCGCTTCTGTTTTTATATTCGCATATCCAGCAAAACTGAGAAAGTTTACTTTGAAATCTCGGAGATAACGATGAGGATTTAAACTTCTCGTCTTGGGTCGTCCAGGATACGTGTCTGATTCAAGCCCATGTGCGCCTAAAAATATTGTTATCGTTTGCGGTTGTGTCGCTTCACACGGACGTTTATTCATTTTGAGTTGTGTCGCTTCACACGGACGTTTATTCATTTTGATTTGTCCTGATTACGATATATAATAGTGTGTTTTTATTCCTTAATATTCGCGAATATCAACTTATCCACCTTTGTTCTCACACAGAATGCGCGGTGAGAGATAATTCCTACGATAAACAATACGACGAGAGATTTCCAGAACGAGTGACTGAATACGCGAGAGATGACGAATGCAAGAAGGACAGTCGCCGCGACATCTACTATGGCAATATCGAACAACCGGTAAGCATGGGCGCCTTCTCTCGGACGCCCGAATATGTCTTTGTAACGACAGAGGTCGACCCCGAATATTTTCATATCGACGACTATAATGTTGTATAACCGAGAGATTATAGTATCGGGCATCGCCAATTGGGGTCTGGTTTGCTGATAAAATCAGGTGTGTGTGTATAATCTACTGTGAGCTCTTCGCCTGCCTCGATGTCATTCGCAGCGATAATCCACCATTCTCCGGTGGTTTTATCCGGAGTTGTCGAGAGATATGTATTCGGTAAGATGGACCGCGGTGGAACGAATCCGTCGCGGTCTTTTCCGGGACAGTGATTGATTTTGCCGCCTATAGGCGTGACGGTTTCATCAGGATTGATCGCAACGAATAATCTCTCGCCTTTACTGCGCGACCGCTTTGTGAATAATCCTAGGCCTTGAATTTGACTTGGGCCGATTGTAAAGTCGGGACTCATGAATATGCCATGCTGGTAATTCACGATAGCGGGAACGATGACGTGTTGGATAATGATCACGGATAATACTACGAATACGATTAAAAATACGAATGTCGAGAGAATGGACATTCGGTCGTGGACAACTTATATATGTATATCGATAATATTACATCAGGCGCGTTCGGCCGCGTGCCACCGATTATTGCGCGTTCGGCCGCGTGCCACCGATTATTGCGCGTTCGGCCGCAGTTATTTTATGTAATATTTATACCAAATCTTACATAATATTACACGCGCGACGGTGGCACGCGGCCGAACGCGCTTACTGAACCGGTGTGCTTCCCAACTCAAGAGGAGTGCGCATCAGGTCGGGAGCAAATGTGCTCTGGTTCCAAGGACCCACATTCAGCTGAGGATTAGGAGGCTCAGAACGCAACTGAAGGTTAGCATTCTTCATGGTGTTACCGATGGTGTCGATACCCGTCAAGAAAGTGGCGGAAAGGAGATTCTGTCCGAGAAGGTCGCCGCTGCCTGAGGGATTCAAGCTGCCCCACTGATTGTTAGTGTCACGGGGAAGAAGGTCCGACGGATTGGCGACTGGGAGATTAGCTGCTCCGACAGGAACACCACCTTGTCCAGTCATAGCATCAACGGCCGAATATCCGTTGGCGCCAGAGGCAGTAACCGGATTGGCTTGCTGGCCTCCAACCATAGGAGCGTTCGGGCGGCCGTTGGCCTCACCCTGAAGAGGTTCGTGGGGGACAACGAACTTTTGGTCGGAATACGTATAAACGGCATATACAAGAACAATCGCACCCAAAATCACAAGGATGTGATTCGCACGAAGTGTTTTCTCTAAATCAGACAAAAAACTCATTCTTATAATTTAATTGTATATAAAATAAATGATAAAATAATGTATTCGATATCAATTCTTGCTGTTGTCGTCGGAACTATCAGAATTGAAATCATCTAAATCATCCAATAGATATTTTGCCTTGATTTCTTTTGCTTCTAAATATGCGCGCATCGCCGCTCTTTTCATTTCATGTGCTTTTTGTTTGGCGATTTTATACATTTCATAAAGGACATCCTTATGTTTTTTTAACGTAATCGGTTTACTTATTTTTGATTCAATCGGAGCGGCGGGAGGGTCTGGAACTTCGAATGTCGGCTCAGTTACATCAATTTCATCAGGGATATTTTTAAAATCAATATCTACTTCGGTGAATTCAAAATGTTTAATTGGTTGACAAGAAACATATTTTTCACTTTCATCCAATAATGGTTCTTCATGAGTATCATCTGCTACATCCATTATTTCCATAGGTTGATTCGTAACTAATCCTAAATCATTTTCATGTGATTGTGTTGTATTTTCATTAGCAGAAGTTCTTTCGGAAACGACAACAGGCGCGGCGACAACAGAAGGTTTGGCATCGCGAATAAGACATGTTTCAAATAAAGGAATGTCTTGTATTACTAATACTTGACGCAGTAATAGTTCGATCTGGAAATTACGGGTTGTGAATTTAATACCTTGAAACTCTACGATTGATATAATTGAATGTTCAGCCTTAATATAATCAACCGTCGCTGTTTGTTTATGTTCATCAAAGATCTTACATAAATACGGCTGAACATTCGTAGATACATGTCGATTTGGCTCTACATTTACACGTAACAAGTAATTTCCATTTTTATATGCTCGTAATGGTGACGCAAGTGAATTTTCAATATCAGTTTGGTCTAATTCCTGTGTAAACCATATATGCCTTTTTTCGTAAAGTAAATCAACCGACCTTTTTTCTAAATTCATGATCCAGTCAATACATTCGGAATCAATTTCATTTGATGTCAACAGTAAATCTATGTGCCCTTTTTTACCGGCAGCAATTACGATACCTTGTTTTGAAAGTGTTTTAGGGGTTTGAATATATAGCGGCTGCTTACTCTGACAATACGAATATCGTGTAAGATAGGAACCGCCAGTAATGTGTTGTGGTGGTGATAATTGAAGCTTATCGAACTGGAAAGAATCGTTGGCTTGATAAACATCCATATTTAGCACTGCGTAATACGATGAAACGAATTAGTATGACGCAATAAAATTATTAATGAGAGATTACGAGTATTTTGTATGACATATCCCTAAATCAGAACATCCTTCTGTGGCAATAAAATCTCCTAGGTTATTTAGCAAATTTGGGACCGATTGTTCCGCAGCACTAAGACATAACTGTTGAACACTAGCAGGTAAAACCTTGCATATTTCTTCAATATCGGTAGTTACAAATGAAACTACTTTAGGATTATGGATAATCGTTTGATTTACGCCATTCGCTAAAAACATACATGCATCGCATTCAAGGGGGTTCCGCTGGGGGTTCCGCCCCCCCACGACGGATTCGGGGTCAGTGGCGAGGGTATTGGCGTGGTCAGTGGCGAGGGTATTGGCGTGGTCAGTGGCGTGGGTATTGGCGTGGTCAGTGGCGAGGGTATTGGCGTGGTCAGTGGCGAGGGTATTGGCGTGGTCAGTGGCGAGGGTATTGGCGTGGTCAGTGGCGAGGGTATTGGCGTGGTCAGTGGCGTGGTCAGTGGCGAGGGTATTGGCGTGGTCAGTGGCGAGGGTATTGGCGTGGTCAGTGGCGAGGTCAGTGGCGTGGTCAGTGGCGTGGTCAGTGGCGTGGTCAGTGGCGTGGTCAGCGGCGAGGGTATTGGCGAGGTGAATCGGATGTGCCACCGCGACATCGAATGAAATTAGTAAGCCAAGTAAAAGAACAGAAATAACTTTCATGTAATTTTATACATATTATTAGTAAATTATTTCTATATCTATTATATAATCATTTTCATGCCTAGTAAAAAGCAATCTAGACGCCAGCGTTCTAAGCGCCAAAGCCAGAGCCAAAGCCAGAGCCAGAGCCAGAGTGGCGGTGCCGGTGAAGCTCCCCAAATCTCTCAAGAGACACTTCAACAAGCTGGAAAGATGGCACAACAGCTATTGAACAATATGACTTCTTCTCAAGGAAGCGGCTCTGCACCACAATCTGGTGGTTCCGCACTTCAGGGGTCTGATATTGCCTCCACCGATCCGATTGGTCTCAAGACCGCTATGACCGGCGGTGCTGTTGCTGGTGCCGTCGCTGGTGCCGAAGCTTATTCGAGCCTTCAAGGTTCACCTATTGTCGGCGGTAAGAGACGTCGTGGTCGTGGTCGTGGTCGTGGTGGAAGTCGCCAGTCTCAGTCGCAGTCGCAGTCTCAGTCACAAAGCCAAAAGGGCGGCATGATTCCCGGATTAATGACCGCAGTTGAAACCGCCATAGTGCCTCTTGGTCTTTATTTAGGACAAAAGGCAGTTCAATCTCGTAGATCAGGAAGTCGTTCTCTCGGACGTTCTTTTGATTTCCGTAGCGCGTCTCGTCGCACTCGTCGTCGCAGGTGAACAGCGATAAATTAGAATGATAACATAATCAAGAAGATATAAACATATTTTATATATAGTTATATCCTCTATAAACAAATGAATCCAACAACGGTTATGACTGCTGCTCATGCTATGTCGTCGGCTTCTGCGTCTGCTACACCTCCAACTCTTGAACTTAAAATAAAACGGTGGGTTGAGCTTGATAATCAAATCAAATCAACAGCAGAAGAAGTGCGTGATATTCGCACAGAAAAAGCAGTCATTCATGATGAAATACTTGAAATCATCGAAGAGAAACAACTCGGGAAGGCAACCGTGAATATCTCTGATGGGAAGCTTCGGTTTATTCAAACGAAAACAACAGCACCTCTCACTCTTACCTATATTGAAAAATGTTTGTCAGAACTGATTACAAATGGAAAACAGGTCGAACAAATCATGGCGTATATTAAGAAGAATCGAGATACGAAGACTATTATGGAGATTAAGAGGGTTTATGATAAGAAACATAATTCTGGGGAAGCGGGAGACGATGTCGTCGACTACGACAATGATAGTAATGAATGATGAGAAGCGTTACAAAACAGTAAATCATAATCTAATGATACTACAAGAGTATATCATTACATTCATTAAAATAAGAAGAAACACGAATGAAAACAGAAGTAAAACAGTATTTTAATCCGGATCAGCATTTGACGTTGCATCAAGATAAAGATGGAAATATGATTGGTGGAGGGTATCATGTGAATAATTTACTATACCAGCATAAGATGCCGTTGTTCGTTTCTCTCGATGAAGCAGAACGACAACACGGCGGTGGTGGCGGTGGCGGTGGCGGTGGCGGTCGTGATGACCACTTTATTCCCGAAAAGTTCAGCGACCTATTTCGCGATTTAGCAGTCCCTGCTGGGTTGTTTATGATGCCCGCTTTGTTGCGACCTCGTAATTACGCATTTGAGGTGCCGGATGGGGATATTGATGCAAAGAAGAGTCATCCTAAAGAAAGAGACACAGACGACAGCGACAGCGACAGCGATGATCAACACAGTAAAACGAAAATGGTCCCAAACGATATATTTGATACGTTATTGTCTCTCGTAACACCGTCAGAAAGAATTCATCATGACGTAAAAACGCGAAGACACCGTCATACTGGAGGTAAGGATAAGAAGCGTCAGAATAAGACGAAGCGGTCAAGGGCATGAAACCCCTCATCGATGTACATGGAATCGCGAGCGTAGAGCAGCGAATGAATTACAAGGCGATTTCGGTGATCCTCATAAAAGCATCAAATGAAGCGCTATAAAATTGCACGGTATCATCACCGTTTATTCTCGTTAATGTTATATTTATGACACGGGGAGTAAGCACCGCGTTATTAATACCACCGCAAATCGGAAAAATTGTACAACCTCTCGTTCCAGAACCAGCGGCATTTGGAAATTGTTGCACTCGTTTTGCGACCATCGTACCGCCAATTGTAATGCTAGATTGAAACTTATCCAAACCACCATCTGAACCGCCCGTAATCTCGTATAAAGCTCCATAATCCACAATAATTTTAGAATTGGCGGATTTGGGTGTGTATGTATATGTCGCTACGGTTCCAGATGAGATTGCCGTATTGTTTTGAGAGATATCTGCCGATTCGAGAAACACCGTATTAATCGTTTGTCCAGTTGTCCACTTCGTCGGATTCACCGATCCGCTGACATCCAAACGCACCTGATTATATAACAGTCCTGGTTGCGCTACCGCAACATTCTTTACACCATTTGACGTGATGACCGCATTATTCGTTGGGTTCGTAATCTGGGTAAGTGGATAATCACCGTGTGAAAGAGGTTCCATCCACATCGAGTAGTTATTGGTGTTTTGTGCGTTGGCGTTTAACGCGCGACCACGCACCTTATTCATGGAGAGAGATGACATGGATTTTCTAAATACCGAGGTATATGTGTATTATTGTATATATTATACACATACTAAAATCCGAATAATTACAACAACGACCACGCCCCCTTATTAAACGGCGCAATCACGATATCGTTGATTTTACTCTTCATTTCTTGAACCCGCGCCTCATGAAGTGGGTCCAACATTTTTCCTGCTTCATAATTCTGAATACTCGACATCAATTTCGACGACGCTGGATTAATTTCAGGTTTGGTGCCATAACAATTCACACCGACCTTCATGGCAGCGTTGCTCATGTAGCCTCCATTAATTCCAGGTCGTCCACAACTATTCTTCTTCGCAGGGTCGGTGCTCTTCTGTAACTCTTCCCATGTCGATTTCTGCGTCGGGTATAATATCATCTGATTATCTGACCAGCCATACGAACACCACTCCGCGCCGGATTTATGCGCTTCTTCCATTTGGTCGATGTTGGCTAATTTTGCCCCATACGCGTCACACAACGCCTTCGCGTTCTCATAATCGTATATATTCGCTGGAATATGGAAGACCTGTTTTCGCATTTTGAGAGATGGACCTGTTCCTAAATCTCCACCTACCGCATCTGGTTCGGCCGGCAGCAACGTTTGAGAAATTACGATCTCAGGATTGGTTGATAGAAGGTTTGAGATTTCAGTCGTTATATTTGTATTGAAGAAATACTGAAACCCGTTTACGACAACGACAACGATAAAAATCGCCCATAAAAATATCTCAAGAATCGAAACATTCGCAAATAACGTAGCTTCCCGTGAATCATTTTCAGAATCACCACCACCGCCACCAGATAATGCGTTGATCACGAAATACACCATGAAAACAACAACACAAATCAAAAACACGATGCGAATATTTAAATAATCATCCACTTTTCCATCGAGCCATTCGAATATACTACTCACCTGTTTGAGTCCTGCGCTCGCGGCTGAATTTGTCCTATTGTTTTCGTTTTTATTATCGATTCGAGGCATCGGACTGTTTGGTCCAGCTGGAGGAGGGGGGCGTGGTAACGACGAAGAAGTATTTTTTTGTGGTTGTTGAGCCGACATAATATAACTATATATTACTGTTATAATAATGCGGATATATTTTACTGGGATATCATTCCACCTTTATTTTGTTGTTTTCTGTAAAATAAACAATAGGGTAAATTACTTGTAATCGTATCATTCATTACGTCGACCTTCTTCACATTTTCATCGTTGAACATATACCATGTATTATCGGCAGTACAAATCGTCGCGGTATAATGCCCACTTTTACTAAAATTCCCGTGATGATTACATACCGCATATAAATCATAGACGTAACTTTCGCGTTTATAACCGTTGACGAATGAACTCATATTCATATTCTTTACCGGAATTTCAACCGGAATTGTCACCTTTTCGGGGCCGCGGGAGGTATATCGCACACGCTTTAAATCAATAATCATAATATTTGGAAGACTCCAATACATCATTCCGCGCTTCACATTTTGATACTGTTTTGTTTCGTCGTTGAACCACGCGTTTTCCCCTTCCATTACTTCGCCACTACAATAATGACTAAAACAGTCGAGCAGCGACGGAACGCGCGTCTTTCCAGATTCCGGAATTTCGACGATCGGTATCGAAAGTGATATAATCGAAAATGGCTCGGGAGATATACTTAATATTTTTGATGCGTCCGTTACATCTGTAATCACCGACATTTGTATCCCGTAAAATAAATTCAACATTTCGGAGTAATTTTTAGTATACATCTGTCGCATCATTTCATAGCATTTACGACCAATAATGTCCTTGTCACTATTTACATTACCGGTTATTGTCATATTTACTTCTCTCGAAAGAGCAATATGAAAAGCATCTAACATGAAGACCAAAAATTCCTGAACATCATTTTGCGAATATTCTGTAAATAATTCTTGGTTTTTTAAACGGGCAATTTGCTTCATCGATGCTATAAATCCACCTGGCGAAACAATACAATTTTCACTCCACATCAGCGTTCGTAGTTTATCCCATTCACTTAACAACACCGCGTCCGGTTTATTTGTCAAGCGTTTTTTATATTTTTCATCATTCAAAAAACGATTTAGTTCGTATGTATGTGATAATGCTTGAAGGCATGAATTCACAAAACAGGTATTCCCTAAATTCATAAGACCGGTGATACCCTTACCCATAAAATCGGGAAATCTCGGTTCCATAGAATGTGATTTTGTAGTGAGTCTTTACATAATAATAAAATTTTCCGTTTAAGTTAGAATTAGTTAGAGTGATGAATAAAATTGATTCTATTTCATTCTATTTCATTCTATTTCATTCTATTTCATTCTATTTCATTCTATTTCATTCTATTTCATTCTATACCTCAAAAAGAATGGTACTTCTCATGGGTCAATTTCTAGTGATGTCCGGTTCGTTCTTTGTGATATTCCTCATCTTATGGTTGTGTATCAGCGCGGATACAAGTGACAGCACCGAACGATATAGTCGTCGTAATTATCTTCGACGAGAGGAGCAGCGCAGAAAACAAATAAACAGATATAGAAACTACAAATAATGATATATATTGATCATGAATATAGATCCGTCGTATAATCATCATGGTCCAGCTCGTGGTGGAGGAGGAGGAGGAGGAGGAGGAGGAGGGGGGGAGACTCAATTGGAAAGAAACCATAATAGTTATTACGAGAGATTTCACCTGAATCAATATTATACTGCGGTTGAAGATGAGCAAACAACGATGGATGAATATACAACGTTGCTTCATTCCTATAACAATTTTATCGTCAACGGTAATGCGATGTTTTCACGAATGGAACAAACGTTGCGAGAGAATGTAACAAGGTGTATCGTGAGGCAACATTTTTATTACAATCAATATCATTTACATCATTCACGTGGAATTACCGCGGGTCCAACCGTTTCATCTTCTCCACAAATGGCACCCGCAGCACCCGCACCCGCACCCGCACCCGCACCCGCACCCGCACCCGCACCCGCACCCGCAGCACCCGCACCCGCGTCACAAATCGCCAATATTATTCCTCGTTTATTATCTAGATATCTAAATACGGAAATCTCTAGAGATGCACGGCAGCCACACAATAATATATTTTCGATGTTATATACTGTTCCAGCTGGGGCGCGGACGACGAATGTTTCTTCATCAGATACATCATCATCCGCACCAACGAATGACCAAATTCGCCGCGCAACACATGATACAGTTTTCGGAAATATTATAACCCCCGTAAACGCAACTTGTCCCATTTCAAGAGATGAATTCACCGATGAAAGTGAAATTACGATGATACGCGGGTGTAATCATCTATTTAATCGGGAGAGTTTGAGAGAATGGTTTGCCAGACATTCAAGTTGTCCACTTTGTCGAAGTGATATTCGTGATTATCGACCTTCTTCAAATCAGTCGACGACGCCAGCCGCCGCGGGGACAGGCTCGTCACCTCGTTTCCCAGCCAATCTATCCATCGACCATATCGATGAAAATAATTTCACATTTTCTTATGACATACCGATGAATTATAATGATGGTCAGTTATATGATAATATCGTAAATACGGTCAATTACATGAATCGTAATAATTACATGAATCGTAATAATCATCCAGAACGTGATGACGATCATGACGACATGAACGTCGATTAAAAATATTCTATGATTCTATGATTCTATGATTTCATTTCATTCCACGCTTGCCGCCCCCGCCGCCGAACCAATCCGTAATCGCACGATTCCCTTTATTCAAATTGTCTGCTTTTACTAGAAATTCGTCGAATAACAGCGATTTCACTTCTTTGTGCCTCATCTCTGTTATTTTCTTCTCCCGCTTGACAGGGTCGTCGATCGTTGATGCGACTGTTTCGATTGCGTCCAAGAATCTCCCCTTCTTCTTTTGAAATGCTGGCAACTGCTCCAATACCAGCGCAAACAATTGTTGGACAGGTTTCATAATCTGGTTCGTAATATAGAATGAATAATTCAACTGAAGCTTCTTCGCGTGAATATAATCTGGGTGTTCTATCTTGTCGCCTTGAAGTGCCCCCTTCGCATCGTTGTGAATATACGCATACGGGATACGATCACCTGTATTCGGTTTATTTCCTGGATCACGCACACCCATCCTGTCGGCTAGGACCTTATGTGCGATTTGCTGCGGATTCTTATAATCAGAACGAAGTGATTTCGTAATAATGAGTTTTTCTATGGGACATTTCTGGTCAATCATATACTGAAGCTTCTCACGCAGGAACGCGATGGCACGATCCACATTTTGCTCCTTCATCAGAATATCGATGATACCGCCATAGATTTCCTTGACGATCGGCGCATTATCACGACGTTTCAGCACAATCCCCATACTTTTTAGTTTGCCCTTATTCGGATTCTGCTCATAATACACGCCAACATATCCTTTCTTACGCAAGAGGGCAAATGGACAAATCGTTTTTTCATACACCCACCCATGAGGTGATTTCAAGAACTTCGATGAATAATCGCCAACCTGTTTCGCAAGCTCAATCGTAATTTCGATCGCGTCTTTGCCCCGGATAGGGGTGCCTTCTGGCGTAGCGAGGTTGAACGTGAAGAACACACTGTCGGTATCACCATAGATATACTCTGCTTTGGAATGGACGATGGGGTATTTGGGATGCGATGTCGGCAACATGATATCGCCATATGCTTCTTCGACAACACGGCGAGCGTAGGTGAGAAGTTTACGTCCTGTTGCGGTAGTTGAAGCAGCGACATCCACCTCGTAGAATGTGCTCGTCTTCGCACCACACTGTCCATATAATGAATTCGCAGTCACCTTATAACCGAGCTGGCGCTTATCCAGAATATTTGCCATGAACGCATCCGTCTGTTTTTCCGCTAGTTTACGTGTTGTCTTACGCGCAAGTAAGAGCTCTTCCAAAATCGCCGGCATGATTCCCTTCTCACCTTCGGGAAATTGCGCAAATCGACACACTTTTGTTCCGCATTTCACCTTCACGGCGGCTGCGGCGGTCTTCGTTGCCGATTTCGGACGCGTCCATCGATACGTGTCATACGTGATATCCACATATTTATACCCAGGGAGGTTGTCGTAGCGTTGCTCCCCCGTTTCACGAACGAGGTTGCCGTCGTTGTCGTATTCCTTCGTCCATACCTTACTATCATGTGACAAATTCTCGCTGATCATCGATGACGGATATAGCGACGAATAATCATTACACGCGACTGGATTGTCGAGGTAAAGTCCGCATTTTGGGGGCAACACAATCGCGCCTTCATATCCGGATTCGCTACGGTCCTTGTCGATCACCGGCATCAACGTGTTTTTCTCACGACACTTCATCGCCACGTAACTCGTCAGTTTAATACCTTGTCCACGCATCACGAGGAAACTAATCGGGACGCTACAAATCTTCGCCATCTCCGTGTAACCAGTTATAATATCGATTTTGTTCATCAGGTGATGGACCAAGTTACAATCCTGAATACAGTATTTCGCGATGACTGCGCGTTCTTTCGGGCCTTCATTCGTCATTCGGAAAATATCCTGTGGTGATACATCATCCTTTGCTAGACCCCAGCGCACCATCATTTTCATATCGGGTGTCGCTGAGCCTTCGACGATGAATCCGCCGCCACCGCCGCCGTCGCTTGCTCCCGGTATCGCGATAACCTTGAATTTATGTCCGTCTTTGTATAGATCCGTCGAGTGATTCGTTTGTTCGAACTTCACGAAATTCCCGACTTCAAGACCGAGCAAATTTCCGGAAATAATGCGAGTCGTATCGGTTGCGGCGTCGTATTCCACACTTTTCACAGCGTCGCCGATGAAATAACTTGATACATCGTCTAACTTATAGGACGACAGATTGAAATCGCGACGCAAGTAATTATATACGTCGACTTGAAGTCGTCCAGTCATCTTGATATAATGAAGATCGTATTGTCCACTCGCAAGGGCGATTTTCGTTTGCTCGATCGCGACATTATCCGCGGTGATTTCAGTATTCGGGTTTATGAATCCGCCGCTGCCGCCGCCCGCGCCGCCCCCCGCGTTAGCACACAGTTCGCCCTGGTTGCGCGACAATTTCAAGAAGTCTTCATAGCATCCTGTCTCCACCGCGCGTCGAAACATGAATTGGTAATCAAAACCGAAAATGTTGTATCCAATAATAATATCTGGGTTCTCTTTCTGGATAAGACGTGTCCATGCGGTCAATACATCTGCTTCTGTTGTATATGTTTCGATCTCAGAATTCGGCACTTCTGTGTCGATATTGTCGCATGTATCGAGGACGATACAGTTATTTAAGTAGGGGCGGTTGCCGTTTTGTCCGTATTTCACGAAAGTTGACCCGATGAATGTTACTTTGTCGCCTTCGACTTTGGGGAAGATCGAACCTAGTGTATCACTGACGATCTTGATCTTCTCTTCACGTATGTGTTTGGGATTATTTAATAATGTTGCGAACTTGACGGAGAGGTCGGGTCCAGCGGCAGCGGTTCTCGATGTTTTCGATAACCCACCACCAACCCGAGATGGCATCATCTCATCCATCGCGTCGTCACCATCTCCGTCTCTGTCACTGTCGCCGTCACTGTTGTCATCGTCGTCGTTGTCACCGTCACCGCCGCCCCCCGCAGCCTTGGCTTCTGCCGCTTTCGCGGCTTCTTGCTTCGCCGTGGCCGCCATTTGAAGGAAGATTTGTTCAATCGTATTTTCTTGCGCGACGACTTCCTGCTTGATTAAATGCCTGAGTTCTTTCGATAATACAAGACGACACAATCGCACCATATCCGCCTCTTTCGGGCGACGTTTCGGATAGATCGTTTCGATACCTGGATATGCTGGCCGGCCTTGATATGAATACTGAAATGCTGTATAAATCATATGTGTTAACTCATCATCGGTGATGTCATCGTCAGCAACCGCCGCATGTGCCGCTTTCTTCACAAATACGGCGTCCACGATATTCGTTGCCAGCTTCTTGTATGATTTTACGGGAATCGGGAAATCACCGTGACTACTGCTGGCTTCAATATCAAAACTACATATTTTATACGGGACGACCGTCTCTTTTTCATTCTGGGGGATAATATCTTCAAATGACAGGCGGTATTCATATTGGCACGTAGTCGTATATTTTTCGATGAGTCGCGTCTTCTTCGTCGAGAATGTGATCCAGCCCGATGGACTTATTTTCTGAATATGGAAGAAACGCAGGATTGGCGGAATATTGGCTTCGTAGATATACGTTTTCGCGTGGTCGAAAATATAACCGTCGGGTTTCAGAATACGCGTCTTTCCGTCACGCGGTGTAAAGATGTCGCAATACCACAAGTTCTTCACGCGGTTCATCACCGTCGTATTCTTGAACACGAGCAGGACAAATTTGTGATTCTTTCCCCCGTCAAACCCGTAAAGCTTGCGCTTCTCCACGATCTCGCATTTTTCCGCGAGAATGCTGTTTTCGTAATATCTGCTCTTTAAATTCTTTTTGATATCGCGTATAAACGCGGATTTGGTGGCGTTGGTCCAGTTGTCGGCGACCTTGACATAGAAGAAGGGATGGTAATCATCCACGAAGATGGAGCATGTTTCACCTTGTTCGTTGATGCCGAACATCTGGATACGGAATTCGTTGGCGTCGATGGTTGGTCGCCCTTTTCCGCCTCCGCATCCGCTGCCATCGCCAGAACCGGATGAAGCCACCGAACTATTGTCGTCTGCGCTATTTTCTGACGCAGAGGAGTGTGTATTTGTATCAGGAATACAGTCATATACGTTGAAGTCGATCAGTCGGAACGACATGTCATGGATTACTGCGGGTGCGGCGGCGGGTGCGGCGGCGGCGGGTGTGGCGGCGGCGGGTTTCTTAATAATCTTGAATTTTCTCATGTATGTATGTGTGTCTCTGTTTAACCTTACCTCTTTTCTTTTATTTCAATTTTATACCGGTGTATGATGTCATAAAATTGAAGAATACTTTTTATATTTTTAGATTCATACGAACGTGAAGACACATCTTGCCTGCCACCAATATGAACGCCAACGCTGATTATCACCATATCACACCTTTCTATGTTTGGATCGCGTTTATTATTTACAACTGGTTCCAAACAAACATCGGACTATATACTCTACTTCATTCGATTGTTTCGATGGATTACCGACTATTACTTATTACGATGAACCTCATCGGGTTATATATGTTTCTTCGACACGCGCGGATTGACTTCACGATTCGCGTTCGGATGAATCAAGACGAGTAATTCTCACATCACGGAACGGAGTAACGGGTTATTCCTTGAAATGAACCTTTTTCTTACCGTTGACCGCCTTCTGCTGATAACGCGCAGGGTCGGTCAAAATCGCCATCGCGCCAATAATAGAAATCACGAAGTAAGCGGTAATCAACCATGACACCCACTGATACTTGTCACATGTCTTATTCGCCAACCAAACGAAAAATACCGAAATCAGAAGATTTGTCAATATAATCGCGAACTGAAATCCTACTAAATATACGTCAAGAATATTGATAATAATAACCAAGGTCAAAATGACCGAAGCAAGGGGACAAACCGCGGCGTTGGACTGCATTTTTCTTTATATTATAGCGTCATAAAATATTATTGTTGGCGTAGATATGCGGGGACTTGTGCGGCGGGGGCGACCGGTGTCGGCATTCTTGAACGCACGCTTCGTTTATGCTGTCGACGCATCTCTTTATGAAACCGTTTTAACGTATCGCGGTGAAAATCCTTGAATTTCGTTCTGGCTTTCTTTGTAATACCACTAAGAACGCTTACGCTTTTTGTATTTGTGCGTTTTACTAAAGCAAACTCTGGGTGTGAGACGACCCATTTCAATATCTTCGGATACGAGCGTTCATCCGAGTATTCTAAACTACGAACTCCTTTATTGATGTAAGTAATCATCGGAACACCATGAATATCTTTAGGTATATATTTCAGGTTCTGTAATACAGGGTCAGATGGTTCGAGATTCACCGCTTCGATATTGGCTATCGTGAGAACACAACCCGATTTTTTACAACTGTATTTATGTTTTAATTCTTTTATGAGACGGTTCCAATCCTTGGTCATATTACGGCAATGACCGCACCAATTCGCATATACTTTAATTAGAAGACCATGTGTATCTGGATGTTCGTGTGCTTTTTTCGCGGCTTCGTTGAATTTATCGATGTTATGCCCTTCTTTTACATCGATGATTTGTATCATTGTCGGTATTCTTGTATATAACGTAGATAAATAATATTTATCCTCGTAATATATACATAATAAGAATGTCTAGAGCCATTACGAAATATATTCAGGAAAATTCAGAGAAAATTATACGAGAAGGCAGCGTATTGTTGCCATTTATTCAATTACAAAAGGTATTGCCGGTTGTTATTATTGCGTTATTTTTGATTGGGGCTTACGTAACCTATAAAACACCGAGTAAGGCCACTCTTCCGGAGGGGTTCATGAATATTGAACCGGATGCTCAACAGGCGCAAAAGTTGCGTAATGCCGCCAGCGCCGCTGCTGAGACCAAACCGCCGACAACGGCTACGGCTACGGCTACTGTCGGCACCGAAGGCTTTGACACCGCCGCCGCACAATCCGTCGCTGATAACGCACTTCAGACAAATCGTTGCCCGAATATCCTCGTCCAACACGGCAGCGAAATCTTTCTCTATAATTCGAAAGTTGAAAAGGTCCCTGGTGTAAATCCGATCCGATTCAAAAGTTTAGAAGATTATTCTGAATTCATGGAATGGCTTCGCGGACGCGGTATTCGTTGCCCTGTCCTCTTTTTACAGTATTCATATGACGCACAAGGAAATCCCGTGTATAAAATGCGACCTTCACCCGTTGATTTACAGGGCGGACTATCGCCAAATGTGCCTTATTCCCCCGCACCCGCCGCGCTCGTCCAAATGATGGATGCATCTCGCGATAATCCGCCATTTAATAACCAGATGTATGACGGATTCGACCCGCTGAATTTCAATATGGGAGATTATACCGCTCATGATGCCGCATTTCGAGAGAAAGAACTCACGATGAAATATAGCGATAATCCGATGGACTCAAACTGGGGCGGTCGTCAATATACGGAGTCGGTTGTGGCTTCGGGAGCGTATATCGACAGAACGCGTCCTGATGCCATACGATCGGATACGTCAGCACTGGTGCCGATGCGTGTTCCTGCCGCGAATGAAAAATACAGGAGCCCGATGTATGCGGGTGACGCGGTGTCGCGCGGTCGTGGAGCAGATGTTGAATGGGGGAAGGCGCGACGCCCTGCTGCGTAATCCCCGCAAAGCGTATAAACTTAATTTATGTATTTATGTATTATTGTATAACTACATAAGATGATGACAACGATGCCGCACCCGGAAGAAGTGGAATGTTTTCGTATGCCGATACCCGACGGTCGGTTTTCGCCGGATAAACGTTATGAATATACATACGCGACAAGGAAGTCATTTGAGTATATTCCGTCTCTAGGGAGACAAGATTGGCGGTATTTTACTACGAAGGGGTTTACGTATGCTGGGAAATGGCTGCGCAGCGAATCGCTAGGATTCGGGGATGGCGGAAAAAATTGGGAGGTGTTTCATGATCCAGATACAAATCCAGATCCGGATGGCTCTCATGATGAAAAGATTATATCATGGGACTACGATGGCACGTTGTGTTGGCGCGAATCTCCTTATTCAGATAGTGATACTACGATTCGGAAAATCATGAATGATATTATAGAAGACGTCGTCGTAGGCGAGAAACGCGAAGAAAAAATACAGCAAAATACAAATACATTAAAATTAGAGGTTTCGCCAAAGATAGACACCGCACCGGCCATCCACGAGGAGGAACAGTCGTCGTCGTCGTCCATACTTCGATTTATACTCGGCAAACCATCTACGTGTGGCATGCTTGACCCCGCAGAAACTACAACGATGGAATCAAAATATAATATTCATCCGAATATCGCAGAATTTTGGTGTTTTATCACCTCGTTTTTTTATGGAACTAGTTTACTTCTTTATTTCGTAAAACAAGAAAACTGGTATGAAAAATGGCGAGAAGACGCCGGATGGCCTGATTTCATACATTTTTC